TTACGCCGCCGCCTCACTCTCCCCGGTGATCGTTTGGGGGGAATTTAGGGGCCGCTCCCGCTGGGCCAGATCAGGAACTTCCGGCCAGATCTCCGTCCACTTCAGGTTACCCATCGCTCGCTCGTAGATACCCTGCAACCCCTTGAGCCGTTCCACCCGCATCTCGGGCGTCGGATGCTGATAGATCCGCTTGATCCCCGGCCGCAGATGCCCGGCCTGGTCGTAGGCCAGCGAAGCCTTGACGCCGAGCTGGTCCTGGTACGTGTCGTGCGTGTGTCGCAGATCGCGCATGGTCAGGCCCGGCATGATGGGCTCCCAGCCCGCCCGCTCGGCCCTCCCCCGCGTCACCGTGAGCGCCTCCCTGCCGTCCGCGGCCGGCCTGATGTGCGCCCGGGTGAAGTTGCTGCGCCGCCAGAACACCCCCGAGGGGGTACAGAAGACGTACTCGTGCGGCCATACCTCCAGGTGCCGCTTCAGCAGGTCGGCGAGGAACGGCGGGACATCGATGTCCCGAGCTCGGTTACCGTTCTTCGGCGGTTCCAGCTGCAGCACCAAGCCCGTCTTCTCGCCTTCCTCGTCGCGGCCTTCATACTCGGCTAGCTCCCCCACCACCGGGTCGACCCGGATGATTGGGCACTCGAACCAGCCGCCGTCGTGGGCCTGGCGCCGGGTCCGCAACACGTTGTCACGGTGCAGTGCCGTGCCCTCGCCCCAGCCAAGGCCGGTGAACGCCGTGGTGAGAACGTGCAGGCCGACAGCCGGACCGAGACGGCGCGCCATCTGGAGCACCACCTCCGGCGGCGCCCATTTCTCCTCGTCAGTCTTCCTTGGCTTCGCCGCGGCGGCCCCGCTGGGGAGAGTCCGCCGGCGGCCGAACAGCGGGTTGACCTCCAAGTGCCGGGCATCAACGGCCCCGTCATGATCGACGACATCAGGCTGACCGCATGGCCGGCAGTCACCGACTCGCAGGACAGCTCGTTCAGCTGCCAGTCATCCACGTCGAACCACGTGATGTTGATGAGCGACACGTGCTCCCACTTAGGGAAGATGTGCTGCTCCAGCAAGTTCCACCGCTTAGCGACCGTCGCTCCGCGCTTGGGCTTCGCCTTCATCCACCGGCGGGCGAAGATCCCGAACTTCTCCTGCTGCTTCGCCGGATCGATGTACCGGCCGGCCCGGATGGCCGCCTCCTGCTTCTCGCCGTACTCCTCGGCCAGCTTCTTCGTCTGGAAGCCCGGCCAGCTACCGGGATTCCCGTCGGGCTTCGTCCAGCGCGCCCGCCACGTGAACTTCGTCGTCTGCTTGCCCTTGCGTACCTTGTAGACCTTCTCGGCCCAGGCCATTGCCTGTCTCCTTTCGCGTGGACACGCCCATGCTGGAGCAGCTCGTACCGCGGGAGTGGGCTAGCGGCAGGAGACGGCCGCTTCGAGTGACGGGGCGCCCGGCACGTGGCTGAGCGCGGCATTGATCTGGCCGACCCCGGCCTTCGTCAGCTCGCCGTCGGCCGTCAGCTGAGGGTCGACATAGACGAGGAGATGGTCACCCGTCGGATCGACCCACACGACAGCATCGTCGGGAAGCGCACAACCGCACAGAACATGAACACACATCGGCACCCCGCCCGTTCGTTTGGGGCCCCACCATCAGCGTTCTGTCATGCAACCACACTTGTGAGTGAAATGTGGAGGGGTCGGTGTGACAGAAACGATCGGCTGCTACTACGCGCCGTCGCGGTCGGTCGGGTAGTTCAGCTCGCGCAGCATCGGCTGAACCCGACGCCACGCCTGAAGGTTGCGCTGGCGCTCTTCAGGGGTGGGGCTCTTGGATGCGCCCTTCACGATGACAGTGACGCTGGTCCCGTCCGGGAGCTGGACGACGGCGGTATCCACCACGGCACCCTCTCGCTCAAGCTCATCCTGAACGGTCATAGGAAGGCCCTCCGCCAAGGATCGCCCAGGGCGGGTGCGGAGGCGTCGCCGGCAGCCAGCGAAGGTTCGCCGCCCACCAGCACCGCCTCGGGCGAGTCGGGGGTCCAACCGACCAGCTCGGCATAGGCGCGAATCGTGTGCGTGACTTTGGTGTAGCCCTCGCCGCGGTCGATGTTCTGCACTGTTGCACGGCTGACGCCGAGCTCCGCCGCGACGGCTTCTTGCGTCAACTTGGGCTTGCGAGCCAAGCGCGCGGCCTTGAGTGCCGCACCCAGTCGTACCCAGTCCTGGTCCATGGCTACTCATCATGCCCTAAGTGCGTGCAACCAAGAAGCTCACTTCTCAGCCTTTGACCAGCGCATTAGTAGTCAATTCAAGCATCCAGGGTTGCATCTGGCGCTCATGAAGCGCCCCCGTCACAACCTGTCACTCCGTGTCAAGCTCAAAACTTGAGCGTGAAATGTAGGCAGACCGCTTGCACACGTAGCCAGAGTGAGCCTATGTTTTGAGCGTGAGACCGAACGGACCAGCCATACGGGCCATCCGAAGAGCTCAGCACTTGAGCCTCCGTGCGCTCCAGGAGATGACGGGCTTGAACCGGGGCTACCTCTCGCGAATGGAGAGGGGGCACATCCGGGAGTCGGCCGAAGAGCCGGTTCGCAAGGTCGCCGACGCACTAAACGTGCCGCGGAAGGCCATCACCCACGAGGAGAAGACGTGACCACCGACGCCAGGAAGGCGCCTCCGACCCAAATCGCCAAGCGCCGATCGCTGGGCGCGAAGGCGGTACTCAAGCGCAAGGCCGCTGAAGAGCTGGACCTCATCCGCTGGGAGGTCGAGGAGGTGGTCGCTAAGCAGCTGCTGCCCTACAAGAGCGCCCGCGTCCTCAAGGAGAAGTGCTACCGACGCGAGGTCTACCACCACAACGACGGCGGGCGGATCACCTTCTCCCCCGAGAGCATCCGCCTCGAAAACGCCCGCACCCTCGTCGCCCCGATCGCCGCCTAGCTGCGGCTATGCGGCCCCGACCGCCGGTGACGTCGCAGTAACCGCCGGCCAGGGCCTACGAGATCCACCCACGTCTCTCGCAACTACCTGCAAGAGGAAGAGGACCCCGATGTCCCACATCATGCCCGATCGGGTCGCTGACCTGATCCCCTCCCAGCGTCCGAAGCCGCCGGCTCCGGCTCCGTCCCCCTTCAAGGTCGCCCTGTTCTCTGCGGCGAAGCGTCCGGCCCGTCAGGTTGAGGCCGCGGCCCGTCTGACGGACATCGAGCGCGAGCTTGCCCGTCTTCGTCCGCTGGTTTCGGTTGAGGACCAGGGTGACCGCGAGACGCTCCTCGCCCAGTGGTCGGCGGCCGACAAGGTTCTGTCCGGTGTTCCGCTGCGGCAGTCGACGGCGGTGCTGTCATGAGCATCCGCAACAGCGCCCCCACGGCCCGCGACTGGCTGCTGAACTACGCCGGCGACAGCGACTGGCAGACGCAGGTCGACCGAGTCCTGGCCCAGCACCGCGCCGAGGTCGAGCGTGAACTGCTCGGCGACGAGGCGAACCCCTCGCCCCTGGTCCTCAACGCCGTCTCGTACCGCCTGCTCGTCGAGCGCATCGAGGCAACGATGACCAACCCCGACCAGTGGGATGGCGACGACGCCGAGGTCGAGATCCTCGCCCGGTACGTCGAGTGGCTGGCTGCTGGCTCCCCCACGGAGGACGGCTGGCCGGTCCGGGTCGAAGGCGGTGCGCGATGAGCCACGCCCGCCGTGAGGCACTGAAGGCGAAGGGCCAGAAGGCGGCCGACGCCTGGAACGCGAAGTACCCGGTCGGCACGCTGGTCATGGCGTACCCGTGGGTCCGGCCGGAGCACCCGGCTTTCGACGGAACCTCCCTCATCACCCGCACCCGCAGCGTGGCCTGGCCTCTCGGTCACGGTGACCTGCTCGTCCTCGTCGAGGACTACTCGGGCGGCATTTCCATCGACCACATCGACGTGATCGACGAGACGCCCGGAGACGTTTTCGGCGGGCACCACCAGCACTGCTACATCCGCGAGGGTCACCACTGCTCATGCGGAGGCACCCGATGAGCGACGTCCTCCCCATCGACAGCGGTTCCCCGGCCCGCGCCGAGCTGACCCCGGCCGCTGGTATCGCCCGCCTGGACGTGCCGCTGGCCCAGCTGGACTTGGACCTGCAGGCCCTCCGCCTGAAGCGGGAGGCCGAGCGTGAGGCCCGCATCCGGGACGGTATCCGCGCCGAGATGGCCCACCTGAAGCACGACGCCGACCCCGACGCGGTCACCCGCCCGTTCCCGTACCTGCGTAAGGGCATCAGCGCCCGCCGAGGAGGCCAGTCGTGATGCGAGCAACCAGCTTCTGGACGGATCACGTATGGGTCGACCCCGGCTTCTCGTCGGAGCCGTCGCTCAACATCCACCCCGAGGGCCAGAACCGAGGCAGCGACTTCACCCTCCTCTTCCCGCTCCGGACCTCGGCCGAGACGCAGCTGCGGATCGCCGACACGGTGCTGGCTGGCGTGCAGAAGTGGCGGGACCTGATCGCGGCCCGGGCCGAGCAGGAGCGCACGGCTGAGAGTGAGCTGGCGGCGGCCCGCGAGGAGATCGCTCGCCTCAAGGCAGAGGCTGAGGTGGCGGCATGACGGCCCCGGTGCAGGCTCTCGCCGATCAGGAGACGGCCGCTCTGGTCCAGGTGGAGGCGGAGTTCGCTCGCCGGTCGCACGGGTTCAAGCCGTGGACGATCCGCGAGTACCTCGACCAGATCGAGGCCGTACACGTCCGCTACAGCCGGCTCCGGCACTACCAGCAGAAGGCGGCGGCGTGATGGCCCGCATCGAGTCGGTCACGTCGGTCCTGCTGTCCGACCCGCCGCCGGTCTTGGTGACACCTGCCCTCCTGCGAGGTCTGGGCCTGCTGGAGCGGGAGGTCGATCCGGACTTCGCGGACACGCTGGCTGCCGGCTACGTCGAGGACTTGGAGGCGTTCGGCGCCCGGATCGGCGGCCGGTCATGACCCTCCGCCGTATCGCCGCCCTGGACGCCCTCGCGGGCCTCTTCTTCGCCACCATCGCCCTCGCCGGGCGCCACTACCTCAGGGGGAACCGTGCCTGACGCCACCACCGACCCGATCCGCAACCTGCACGAGTTCGCTCTCAACGCTCACATCGTGATCGGCATGCGCGTTGCGAAGGACGTCACGCCGTCGATGATGTGGGAGCGGGCCTCTGGCACCGCTGCGGCCTGGTGCGTCCACCGGCTGCTGGCCCGCCTCGCCGAGGTCGACCCGGAGGGTGTCCGCGCGTTCGTCGAGGAGCTCGCCGAGGAAGGCGAGATGCCGGAGCTGACGGACCCGTTCGAAGCGGCCGAGGAGCTCGGCTTCAACCCGCAGGCATGGATCGACCGGGAGTTCGCCCGCCAGGACGCGCTGAAGGCAGGTGCCTCCGATGGACGCTGACACCCGCCTCGCCGAAGCACAGGCCCAGATCAAGCTGCTGCGGACCGGCCTGAACGCCGCGCACGAGATGAGCGGCCACATGCACCAGGTGTTCGGCGGGTGGAGCGAATGCTCCCCTGCGAGAAGGCCAACGACGAGTGCGACAGCGCCTTCGCCTGCGACAGCTACAAGACGTGGCAGCGCGAGTACATGGCCGGTCTCACCGCACGGGCCGAACTGGCAGTCGAGCAGCTCGGGTGCCTCCTCGCCGACCGCGACCAGGAGATCGCCGAGCTGCGGGCCGCCGAGCCCACCCTCGACGACGACCAGCCGGGAGTGCCCGCATGAGCGTCGCAACTGCGATAGCCGCGATAGCCTACCCCACGGGCCGACGCCGCGCGGTCGACGAGGTGGCCCGGCTGCGGGCCCTGAACTTGTCGCTGCTGGTCCTGCTCTGGCACCTGATGCGACGGCTGGTCGAGGCCACTACCGCCCGGGACGCCGCGAACGCGAAGGTCAGCCAGTTGGGCGAGGTCGAAGCCCAGCTCGCCGAGACCACGCAGCACGCGGCCCGGCTTGAGGCCGAGGTGACCGCGCTCCGGGCCCAGCTCGCCAACGCACGCAAGGTCGGCGACCTGGCCGCGCACTCGGCGGTCACGGAGACCCAGTCGATCCCGGTCCTGACCCTGCAGCAGGCATTCGGAGGGGTCTGATGAGCTACCGCCCCGTGGCGTTCGTCGTCGACTGCGACGTCTGCGCCGAGTCCCTCGAAGACGGCGACCTCGTCGCCCGGTTCGCCACGCAGGCAGCCGCCGCCAAGGAGGCGGAAGCAGCCGGCTGGACGCGAGACGCAGCGGGTGGCCTGGTCTGTGCCCGCGACAACGAAGCGCACCGCGAAGCCCGCCTGCTCGGGCCCCTCTGACCGCTGACGCCGCGCATCCCACGGACCGCGGCGTCAGCCACCAACCACCGCCCCGGACGGGCATACCGCCCGCCCGCGGCCCGCCACACCCTCCGCGAGGACCACATGGCTATCCGACTCGGCCGCTGGGAGATCGACATCTACCAGCGTGCCATCCACATCACCCGCGAACCCGACCCCCACTGCCTCGAATGCTCCGGCGAAAAGGGCGGCTGGATCGCCTACGGCGGAGACGTCGACTGGGACGAATGCGCCTGCCTCGACCAGCTCCGCACCTGGCGCCTCCCCCTCTGGGCCCGCCGCCCCTACCCGATGCAGGAGCCGTTCTGATGATCGCCACCGGCAGCGACGCATACGGAGAGATCCTCGCCGAGCAGATCGCCGAGTTCATCGTCGACGCCGACCGCAACTCGGCCCGCTCTCTGCAGCGCTCGCTCGGCCCCAGCGAGGCTGGTGAACCCTGCGAGCGGCAGCTGACCTACAAGATCCTCGGCATCCCCGAGTCCAACGCCGAGCGCGACCCGATCGCCGCGATCATCGGAACCGGCTTCCACATGTGGATGGCCCAAGCCTTCGAGCGCCGCCAGGCGACCCTGTCGGACGGCGGTCCCCGTTTCCTCGTCGAGAAGCGCGTCACGGTGCGCGACGGCCTCGACGGCACCGCCGACTTGTACGACCGGCTCGGCCGCATCAACAACGACTGGAAGCTCGTCGGCGCTAGCAGCCTCGACCGCTATCGCCGCCAGGGCCCCGGCCCCAAGTACCGCATCCAGGGGCACATGTACGGGCTTGGCCAGGAGAACGCCGGCCGCCGTCCCGACCGTGTCGCGATCACTTTCATCGCCCGGCACCACGAACTCCAGGTCCACGTCTGGTCCGAGCCCTACGACCGACAGATCGCCCTCGATGCCCTTGCCCGCCTCGACCGTATCGAAGCCCGGGCTGCCGAACTGGACCTCGCGAACCACCCCGAGAACTGGGCGCTCATCCCGCTCGCCGACGACCCGACCTGCATCTGGTGCCCGCACCTGAAGCCGGGCAGTGACGACCTCGCCCAGGGGTGCCCCGGCAAGCCCGACCCCAACCCCGGCGCTTCGTTCGAAGCCCTCATCGCCAAGGAGCCGACCACGTGACCACACCCCATCAGCCGCCCAGCGCCGACGAACTGCTCATGGGTGGAGGCGGCCCGCCCTCGGCCAAATTCCCCGTCCTCGGGTACGAGAACGCAGGCCGCATCGTCGGTAAGCCGACTGTCGAACAGCAGCGCGACTACGACAGCGACGAGCCCCTGTACTGGGCCGACGGCAAGCCCCGCTGGCAGATCGTCGTCACCTTGGCTACCGGGGAGCGCGACCCGGAGATCAGCGACGACGACGGCCTCCGGCGCCTCTTCATCAAGGGCCAGATGAAGACGGCTGTCCAGGCCGCGCTGAAGACGGCGAAGGCCGATGGCTTGGAGGACGGCGGTCACCTCACCGTCACGTACACGGCGGACGGCGCCCAGCCCAACCCGAAGAAGAACCCGCCGAAGCAGTACACCGCTCGCTACGTAACCGCCGCCAACGCCGAGCTGATGGCTTCGGAGCCCATCAAGCACCCGCCGGCTGCAGCGCCGGCCGCCCCACCCACTCCCGGCCCGCGGCCGCGCTTCCGGCGGACCTGCTGGCCAACCCGCAGCTGATGCAGCTGCTGCAACAACTGGCCAGCGTCCCGCAGACGCCCCCGCCGCTCTAGGCCAACTCCGGTCCGGCCGCCGGGAATGCGGCCGGACCGATCCCCAGGACAGCACACGTGAGAGGACCCCCGCCATGACCCGTCGCCTCACCGTCGCCGAACGCCACGCCTCCACCGCCCGAGACTTCCTGCTGGAGCAGATAGCCGAGCGGTCGACCTGGGACCAGTTCCTCGTCGAGCAGGCCGTCTTCGCCATCCTCCTCGCCTACGACACCGCCTCCGCCAACGACGTCCGCGACCTCCTCCCCCAGATGGGGCACGGCTTTCTCGGCGCCGCGATCAACGCGATGCGGCGCGGCGGACTCATCCAGCACACCGGGCAGGTTGTCCCGTCCACGCTGGACTCCACCCACGGGCATCGGATCGCGGTCTGGGAGTTCACCGCGAAGGGGCTGGCCGTCGCTGCGAAGAGCACCGCCGCGCGACGGGAGGCCGCGTGATGGGCCCCTGGGAATGGGCCGTCGTCTTCGCGGTGTGCGGGCTGATCGTCGCCGCAGCCACCCACTGGAACCGCAGCGACGACTCCCGCACCTACCGCGGCGCATGGGGCGAATCGACCCGCACCGAAGACGACGTCCGCGCCGACGTCACCGCCTGGCGCACCCGCCGGAACGCCGGACCCGCGATCGAAACCGAAGCCGGCGACCCGTACAGCGACGACCGCATCACCGCCGAACTGATCTTCATCCCACAGCAGAGGACGGAGGACCACCGATGATCCGCTTCGACTGGATGGAACGAGCGCTCTGTGCCCGCATGAACCCCGACAGCTGGTTCGAAGAAGACGACGCCGCCGAAGCCAAGACCGTCTGCGGCTGGTGCCCCGTCCGCACGATGTGCGAGGAACTCGCCGACGACCTCGAAGGCAACCTCTCCCGCACATACCGGCACGGCGTCTGGGCCGGCCGAGGCACCTGCGAGCGCGAGGCCCGCAACCGCGACGGCGTACACGAAGCCGTCCGCAAGGCTGCGGAACTCCGCGATCGGATCCTCGCCCTACCTCGCGTTGAAGCACACGCCGTAGCCGCACGCCTCCACTGCACGGAAGACCACGTCTGGCGCGTCCGCCGGACCTTCGCCGCCCAGCAGCGGGACATGGGGTGGCCGCATGAACACCGTCGCCGCCATCCACGAACTCCTCCTCGCCGGCTACTCCAACGCCGCCGTCGCCCGGCAGCTGAACGTCGCCCACGCCCGGGTCGCCACCATCCGCAAGGAGATGGGGCTGCCAGTCCACAAGGCGGGCAGCCCGGCCGCAGCCAGCCCCGAAGACCTCTTCTGGCGGCGGGCCCAGCCCACAGACGACGGACACCTGCTGTGGCCAAACCCGTCCGGCGACATCCGGCACATCACCGGTCGCACCAAGGCCGCACGGATCGCCTTCCGGATCCGCCACCGCCGCGAACCCGTCGGCAAGGTCCTCCCCGACTGCGGCCAGCCCGGGTGCGTCCACCCCGAGCACGTCGCCGACCAGCCCATGCGGCAGACCTACGCCGCGATCTTCGGCACCGCGGCCTAGCCGCTTCCCCACCCGCACCAGCCAGAGAGAAGACGACGCCGTGGAACGCATTCCGGAGCCGCTGGCAGGGTCGCTCGCTTCGACGCTCCAGCACATACGGCTCATCCAGGAGAAGGAAGCCCGCCTCGCAGCCGCCCGACGCGAGGCCCTCGCGCAAGTCCTTCACCGAATCGGAACCGAGTACCGAACCGGCTCGATCACCCAGCACCAGCTCTGCATGGCCCTCCTGGAGATCCGAAGCCTGGAGATGTCGGGGCGGATGACCGCCTGGGACGAGATCGTCGGCGTCTCCTGGAAGCGGCTATCCCAGATCGCCAAGCACCTCCCCAACGGGCCCGAAGGCAGCTGGATCGGGGAGCACCCCATTCCCGACGGCGCACCCCGGCCGATCTATGGCGTGCCAGTCGTCTACGTCCTGTTCGACGACGCCAATGAGCCCTGCTACGTCGGCTCGACGGACAAGTTCAGCGCCCGGATGACCGCCCACCACAAGAACGGCAAGCGGTTCATCCGCTGGCAGGCGCATCCGTGCGACGACCGAGAGCACGCCTACCGCCTTGAGGACCGACTCCTGAGAAGGCACAAGCCCTACCTCAACCAGAAGGCCAGCCGGTAGCTGCCGGCCCACCTAGCCGTATCCGCATCAGTCAGAGAGAAGACGCCTCGTGAGGATCCGCCACAGCAGGCTGACGAAGGACTTCCTTCAGGTCCCTAACGCCACCGTGCGCGACGACCGCATGAGCCACATGGCCCGCGGCATCCTCGTCGAGCTCCTCAGCCGGCCCGACGGATGGAACACGACCTGCGACGAAATGTGGCAGGCCTCGGTCGCTAAGCACGGCAAGGCCAGTCCCGGCCGGCGGCAGTTCCGCGCCGCCTTCGCCGAGCTGAAGGAGCACGGCTACCTGCGCTCCGAGCGGGAGCTCCTGAAGGCCGGTCAGCACGCCACGATCCTGATCGTCTGCGACGTTTCCGCAGTTCGCGCCGACGTGCCACAGGGCGGTACGTCGGTACGACCTGCGGAAACGCAAGAAACCCCAGGTCGGGCCGACGTACCACACGGTGGTACGTCGGAGGGTGTCACCGACGTACCAGACGCTGGTACGTCGGAGCGACCTGCGGAAACGGGTATCCATGCAGCTCAGCCCGACGTACCAGCAGGTGGCACGTCGGCTTCACCTGCGGAAACGAGCATCAGCCCAGCTCGCACCGACGTGCCACACGGTGGTACGTCAAATACAGAACACGGTGAGAAGAACACTGGGTTGAAGAACACTTCTTCCGCCGCCCCGGCCAGCAGCCAGCCAGGCGATGAAGAAGATCTCTCCGCCTTCGGAGCCTTCTGGATCGTCTACCCCAAGAAGATCCACATGGCGAAAGCCAAGACCGAGTGGATCGCTGCGATCCGCCGAGGAGCCAAGCCCGACCAGATGGTCGACGCCGCCCAGGCCTACGCCCGATCAGTAGCCGGCAAGGACCCCCAGTACACGAGCTACCCCGCGAACTGGCTCCACTTCGAGCGCTACCACGACGAGTACCCCGAGTCGCCCACCGGGCAGCCCGACCTCCACGTCGTCGGCAGCCAGAAGCACCGCCCGTTCCAGCCCAACCCGAACGCCAACTACCACAAGGGATTCGGAGCATGACCGAGCCAATGAGTCTCGGCGAGGCCGGTGCCGAGCGCATCGCCCGCCGTATCGCCGCCGCCCTCGAGGCCCGCGGCATCCCCCCAGTCGAAGGAGGACCCATCGTGGACAGGCCCGTCAACGAGCCCGGCGACCCGGAGTACCACCGTCAGCGCCGCGCCGAATGGGCGTTGAAGCGCTGGGAGGCTGCAACCCCCTACCGCTACCAGCAGGCCGTCAGCAGCCACCCCGGCGTCCAGCAGTGGGCCCACCGCGTCGCCACCAACCCGCGCACCGCTGGCTTCCTGCTCCTCACCGGATCCTTCGGCACGGGCAAGACCCACGAGGCCTACGGCGCGCTCCGCCTGATCGCCGACGCCGGCCCGGAGAAGTACGAGTTCATCGCGATCACCGCCCCCGACATGTACGCCCTGCTTCGGCCGGGTGGCAGTGACCGCGGCACCGAGTACGAGGTGAAGCGGCTGAAGCGGATCCCGCTGCTACTGATCGACGACCTCGGCACCGAGAAGATCACCGAGTTCACCGAAGAGGCCACATACCGGCTCCTGAACGAGCGGTACAACGAATCCCTCCCGACGATCATCACCAGCAACCTCGAGGCCGACTCGCGCGACGACAAGGGCGTTCGACGGGGACCTGACCTCACCACCACCCTCGGCGCCCGAATCACCGACCGACTCCGGCAGATGACGACCGTCATCGGCATGGACGGCCCCAGCCGGCGAGGCGTGGCATGACCGACCGTCCCCGTTCCGCGCCGATGCCCGCCGCCCTCCGCGCCGGCCGTCAGGCCCCGCACCCCGCCCGCACGGTCCGCTGCCCCCACTGCGGCGCCGCCGAGGGAGCCCGCTGCACCACCCGCTCCGGCCGCGTGACGAAGACCGAGCCGTGCCCCGCCCGGTTGGCCGCCCACGCCACCGCCACCGCCGTCTGCCCCACCTGCCAGGTGCTCCAGACCTACCCCTGCCGCGACAACCACGGCAACGAACTCCCCGACAGCAGCCCCGTCCACCCCGCCCGCTACACCGAAGCAGGAAGGCCCGCAGCATGAACGCCGAACCCGCCGCCGACCGATGCGGACGCTGCCGCCAGACCCGCCCCTGCTTCGACGCCGAGCCCAAATGGGGAGACGTCCCCACCCGGCTCTGCTCCCCGTGCTGGAGCACCTACGCCGACGCCCGAGCCGCCAGCACCTTCGTCGACTTCAACGACGCCTTCAACAACGCCAGCGACGAGGTGCTCGCCGCGGGCCTGAGGTTCACGTCATGAGCCCCCTGGAACGGCTACTGGCCGAGGAGTGGCCCGACGGCACCTTCGGCGCCATGCGACCCCGCTACGCCCCGCCGACCCGCAGCGTCTGCGGCTGGTGCGGACACGACCGCGCCCTTAACGCCGACGGAACCCTCCGCGCCCACCGAATCGGCCGCAGCCTCGAACGCCAGCCGTGCCCGGGAAGCGGTCGCCGCCCCCGCACCCACCAGATCGACGCCGCACGACACCGCGCCGAACTCCTCGCCGACCTCCGCACCCGCAAGGCCGCCGCGTGACCAGCACCGAGCCCCACCCCATCCGCCGACAGGCAACCCGACGACGAAAGGCAAGCCAGTGACCAGCACGCCGACCCCAACGCCCGCCGCCGACTTCCACGCCGCAGCCGACGCCCTCCGCGACGAGGTCTTCGCCCCCGGCGCCGAGACCGTGACCCTCCCCGCCGCCGTAGTCAACGCGTTCGCCAACTGGCTCGACGACGCCGGCGACGACGCCGAGCAGCTAGGCGCCAACCCCCTCGCCTTGATCGCGGCCATGCAGGTCCTCTACCCGAGCCGCAACCTCAGCGGCTGGTGCCTCGTCGAGGGGGACGGCCAGTGACCACCAAGCTGATCCGCGACCGCATCCCCGAGATCGCCGCCGCCCGAGGCCAGCAACTCCAGGTCCACAACGCGGGCACCGTCGAGATGGCCGGACTCCTCCTCGAGAAGCTCGACGAGGAAGTCCTCGAAGCCTCCGAAGCCGACAGCGAGCAGGCCTTCCTCGAGGAGCTCGCCGACGTCCTCGAGGTACTGCACACGATCACCCGCTTCAACGGCTGGACGCTCGACGACCTCGAGGCCGCCCGGCTCCGCAAGCACGCCGAGCGCGGCGGGTTCGACCGGCAGCTCGTGCTCACGATGCCCGACCTTGACGAGCCCGCCCCTGACCTGTGCGGCTAGCCCGCCGTCCGCGACAGCCCCGAGACGACAACCGCCCGCAGCGACCAAGGAGACCCCGATGACCGACCTGCCCGAAGCCGACGAAGTGCGGCAGCTGCTAGTCCACCCGGCCGTCTGGCCGCGGCTCGAACTGTGGCTCGAAGCCCACGGCATCACCCTCGCCTGCGCCGGTCAGATCGGCGAGGACGACCTGCCGACGTGGGTCATGACCCTCACCCGCCCCACCCCGTGACGCAGACGGCTGGCCCCCTCGTCGGAACCGAGGGGGCCAGCCAGACCGAATCATCCACCATCCCGAGGAGACCGTGATGCCGAACCGCATCCAGCGCAAGCGCACCCGCGGCTGGCGCAAGCCCGAGAACGCCGTGATCGTCAGCCGTCCCAGCCGGTACGGCAACCCCTGCAAGATCGCCACGATGCAGGAGATGGGCTACCACGACCCGCACGCCGCAGCCGTCGAGTCCTTCGAGGTCTGGCTCCGAGGGAGCCGCTTCGGCTGGAACACCGACGAAGGCGACCAGCGACGCGAACGCATCCTCGCCGGACTGCCCGAGCTCCGTGGCAAGGATCTCGCCTGCACCTGCAAGGCCGACCACGTCTGCCACGCCGATGTCCTTCTGCGTTGGGCCGCCCTGCCGGAGCAGGAGCTCGAGGAGCGCATCGCCAAGATCCGGGCCCGGGTCGACTGGCAGCGCGTCAACGACGGTGACGAGCCGATGTGCGGCGGCGAGTCGTGACCGCGCCCGCCCGGCCGGTGCTGACCGAGCTCGAGCTGCAGACCCTCGAGCTCTACACCGCGGGCCGCACCTACGCGCACATCGGCCGGCAGCGCGGAACATCCGGCGAGGCTGCCAAGCAGGCGATGCACCGGATCATGCGGAAACTCGGCGCCGACAACACCGCGCAAGCCGTTCTGTTGGCCTGCCAGGCCGGGATCCTCGACGGCCGGCCGCAGCGTCACGGGGATCACGCCGGTTACGAGGCGCACCGGAAGCGCGGCGAGGATCCGAAGCTCTGCGAGGCGTGTTTGGCCGGGGAGCGGGAGCACAAGGCGGCCCTGAAGGCCCGCCAGAAGCCCTCAGTGTCCGCGTAGCGCTTCGGGAGACCGCCAAGACTCAGTTCCCGCTCCGGGCGCCCTAGAGGCCCGCAGAAGCCCGTACAGCCGTCCGCCACTCCAACCGACCGGAAGGCCTGACATGCCCGACCAGCCCACCCCCACCGCCGCGCAGCAGCGTCTGATCGCCGCCTGGAACGCCCGCCGCTTCGCCCGAGCCGCCCTCCAGCGCGGCGTCCAGCGCTCCACCGAACGCCTCCTGAACCGCCCGCCCACCCAGCCCGCGCCGTGACCCCCCACGACGCCATACGCCTGGCCGCAGCCGTCATCACCGCCAACGGCTTCCACCGCCACTACCTGTGGGACACCAGCCAAGCCCAGGCCGGCGCCCCGCCCGAATACTGCCGGGTCGACATCGCCGGCGCCCTCGCCATCGCCCTCCACGGACACCCCGCCATGGCCCACACGCCCGAAGTCCGAGCCGCAGAACAGATCCTCACGGCCCGCCTCGCCGCCCCGTCACTAGCCGCCTGGTATCACCAGCGCCCCACCCGCCAGCAGGTACTCGACCTGCTGAACGAAACCGCCCAAGGAGACCCCGCCCCGTGATTCGCGAAGACCGTTTCCTGATCTCCCGCAAGCCCTACGCCATCGACCTCAGCAGCCTCCGCGTCACCGAACCCGGCTCGCACGGATCAGTGTGGGCTGAGGTGGACGCGGTCTGGTTCCGGCGCCGACGCGGCGTCACGGTCGCCTGCACCGGCACCCTCCGCGACCTCCAGGACGCTACGCCTGCCGACGCCCACGCCTTCCTCGCCGCGCATGACGACGGCCGTTACGGCGGTCACTGCAACGGCCGGTGGGACGGCGAGCGCTACTGGGGCGCGCAGGAGCCGTTCCGGATGGCCCTGGACCTCGAACTGCTCGAACCGATGCTCGCCGCCTACCCGGCCATCCCGGACGGCTACGACGGCTGGTGGACGTTCCAGACCGCCTGACCCCCGCCCCGTCGGTCGTCCCGCTCGGGGCGGCCGGCCCGGACCACCCACACCACCGGAAGGAACCGCCATGACCAACCCGCCGCCCGTCGCAGGGGAGATCCGCCAAGTCCTCGTGCACCCCGTCGTCTGGACCAGCCTCGAACTATGGCTCGCCATGCAGGGCCTCGAACTGAACCTCATGAACCCTGGCGAAGAGCTGCCGACCTACACGATGAGCCCCGCCCAGTGGGTCGTGGACGCCGAGAAGGAGGCCGGACGATGACCTGCACTGCGAGCCTCAACGACACGGTCACCGCCCGCCTCCACCACTGCACCCTCACCGCCGGACACGACGACTGGCACCGCGGACCGACCACCGACGGGACGACGCTCCGGTGGACCGACGCCCCCCGGCGCCAAACCGCACCAGCCCGGAACCGAACCCCAGCCCGAACCCGAACTCCTCGCCTGCGCCGATCAGCGGTCCGGGTGGACGTGCACCCTCCTCGCCGGACCTCACCCCGAATGGAAGCACTGGGACGGGGACGCCGGGCACTGGTGGCAGCAGAGCAGCGAAGCGCCGTACAGCAACCGGGACCAGATGGCCGCACTCGGGAGCGACGGGAGCAGCCAGTGAGCGACGACGAACTCTGCACCGCCGAGTACCCCGGCAACGAAGTCTTCGTCGGCCAGCTCTGCGAGCGCCAGGCAGGGCACGAAGGACCGCACTGCGCAGCCGTCCAGGGGCTCGGGGACCTCTACACCTGGACGCTCACCTGGCCGACGCCGTGACCGTCCAGCCGCCGCTGTTCCTGCCCGGCTGGGACGTCGAGCCCTGCGACACCAGCCCGGCCCCCGACCCCGACGAACAAGCATTCGCCGACCTTCACGGCCCCCCGCCACGGAAACCCCGCGCCTACCGCCGGACGACAACCATCAGCGCCATCGACGACTACGAACCAGAGGAGAACCAGTGGCCAAGAAGCATGAAGCAGTCATCGGAGCCCGATTCGGAAAGCTCGTGATTGTGGGCGATTGCCTACCGACGCGCCAAGCGACAGTTCCTGTCCGCTGCGATTGTGGGGTGGAGAAGACCGCCTACGTGCACCATCTGGGCGTCGAGGTGCGCTCCTGCGGCTGCGTCCAGCCGAGGCGCAAGGCCGTCCGCCACGGACGCTACGGCACGGCGGAGTACCGATCGTGGCAACACATGATCCAGCGATGCACGAACCCCAAGGACGCCAGCTGGGCGAACTACGGGGGCCGCGGCGTCGCCGTACACCCGGCATTCCGCGAGAACTTCGAGGCCTTCCTTGAGGAAGTTGGCGAGCGCCCCAGCTCTGCGCACTCCCTTGACCGGATCAATGTCGAGCGCGGCTACGAGCCCGGCAACATCCGCTGGGCAACACCCAGCGAGCAAGCGCGCAATAAGCGCCCCAGGGCGAAATGCAGGAACGGACACGTGATGGAGGGCGACAACGTCGCTACATCTCCCACCGGAGGCCGGGCCTGCGCGGCCTGCGCCAAGGCCAGGGCGGACCGAGCGATGGCGAAGCGGAGGCAGAAGTGACCGAGACCAACTCCACTGACCAGCCCGCCCGCACCGCCCTCCCCGACGTACAGGGCCGCTGCCCCGCCTGCAACGGTGCTTCGCTCTTCCTCGGCGACGGCGGTCACGTCACCTGCAGCCGGCTCGACTGCCCCAACCCGGTCGCCGCCGATGACCTCCTGCACGCTCCTACCGGCCCCCTCGTCACCGGCACCCTTGTCCAGCTGGCCGACGCCGCCGCAGGCCTGGCCGCCTGCCTCGATGACCACATCAACGCCGTAAGGAAGGCCGTCCTGTGACCAGCCAGCCCGAAGCCCCGGCAGAGACCGGCCCGGCCCCGTCCGACGCCGACGTGATCGCCGAACGTCGGACCCCCGCCTACACCGCCGTCCGCGAGTACATCCGCCAGCACCCCGGCCTCGAGGCGACCACCGTCAGCATCATCTGGCGGGCCCTCGAGCTCGGCCTCGACGCCATGCGGGTGGGCCAGTGCGACTCGTCCCACTGCGTCGAAGGCGACCACGTCCTCATCGTCAAGCCGGCCGGTGAGGCCCCCGACTGGACGCTCGACGAGCCCGCCGAGCCGCCGCTCCTCAACCAGATCCTCGCCGACGCCGCCCACCACACCGCATGCGCCGCCCGGTCCGCCGAGAAGAACCCCGACATACCCGAGCTGGCCGCCTCCCACGACGGCATGGCGGCCGGCCTGTACATCGCCGGCACGCACATCGCCCGCGGCAACCCGGCACTCCTCGCCCGGCTGAAGCAGCAGATCGACCAGCCGCAGCAGGAGCCCGTCATACGGAAGCTGGCCGCCTGGGTACCCGCCTGCCCCACCGGCCGGCACACCGCTCACCCCGGCTACACGTGCGAAGAAGCCGACGCCGCTGCCGACCACTGGGCCGAGGTCTGCAACCAAGCCGCCCGCGTGTTCGACGCCCAGACCACCGACGTCCCCGCCGCACTCCGCGGACCCAACTGGAAGGCCAGGCCGTGAACGCAAAACAGCTCACCGCCAGGACCGCCGTCCTCACCCTGCCCGCCGCCTTCGTCGTCGGCGCGTCCGTCGGCATGCACCACGACGGCGGCTGGGGACTCGTTGCCGTCGTCTGGGTGACCGTCGTCGCCGTCATGGCTGCAGGCCTGGCCATCGCTTGGGGCCTCGACAACTGGAACGACAACTAGCCCACCACCCGTCCCGCCCCGTACCGCCCGCACAGGAGAGACCGTGAACGACGCCACCAGCACCTGCGCGATCTGCCGGAACCCGTCCACCGTCCGCGTCCACCCCGGCTGCGAGGAACGCCTCGACGGCAACCTCGGCGCCCTCCCCGGCCTGTACCGGGAGCTCGAAGAGCACCTCGCCCCCTCCCGCCGCGGAGACAACGGGCGGACCGGCAGCCGCACCGCACCCCTCCCGGTCAACGAACGAGTGCTCGACCTCCGGGCCCGCGGCGGCATCGAAGGCGTCGTCACCACCTGGGAGAGGGACGCGCGGGAGACGCTGGGCTGGGAGCCGGCCCCGTTCCGCGGCGACGTACAGCAGACCGTCGATGGCGCCGTTGCCTTCCTCCGGCTGCAGGTCTCCTGGTTCTGCGACGCCCACGAAGCCGTGTTCGAACTCGCGCAGGATATACGCCGGCTGAGGGCCGAATGCGAGGCGATCATCGGAGGCGACCGGCCGCCCCGCCGGATCCCCGTCACCTGCCCCTGCGGAACCATCCTCCGCATCACCATCGACACCCCCGGCGCCCGCTGCCCCGGCTGCGAAGCCCAGTACGGGCATGCGGAGGTGCTGAGGCTGCCGATGGCGGAGAGGTCCGCGGCATGACGAAGGCCCCCACCGTTTGGTGGGGGCCTTCAGGCGTGTCCGAGGCTAGAGCTGGGGCGACTCGCGGCGGGCGGCAACGAGTGCAGCGTGCACCTCGTCCAGCCGATCGCAGTGCGCCCGAACCTGCGCGATCACCGCAGCGAACTGATCCGGGTCGAGGCACTCCATCACCTCGTCCTCCCACGGCTGGAGCACTACGTGCGGGAGCCGGCGTTCCGGCTTGTCGCTGTACGGGTCCACGTTGATCCGGGCGTCGAGCACCGGCATCTCCAGAGTGCCCTCCTCCGCGTCGAACACCGGCAGCAGAGTCCCACCGAAGTCCCGGCCGTGCGACAGGTCGACGAGCGCCCCGTCCTCGTCGTTCCAGTGGCGATCCGTGCACCACGACGGGCACGACTCCACGATCTGGCCACCGCCCCAGATGCGACGCAGCCACGTCCGGACCTTCCCCGGCTCGGCGACGACAGGACGCTCAGGCGATACGATGGACATCGAGAACTCCTTCTTGACGGTTGGGTCTCTTGATCAGCGAGCTGCGAACTCGCTGGTTGAACATGGCCGGGCGGCTGCGAACCGCCCGGCCGTTCTGCTGTTCAGAACGTCGGTTCACGGACGACTGTGAGACGCATTCGGCGGCTGGCGTCGAAGCAATGGTCGTTGCCGCTGCGACTGATGACAGACCAGACGGTGATCGTCGACACGTCGTACCGCTCTGCGAGCGACGGGACGTACACGGTCTTCCCGACGTGGAAGTAGTGGCGCTTCGAGTCTCGCCGGAGTAGCCGCTTAACACGGCGGCGGTCCTCCGCGTCGTCGTACTGCCCCTGAGTGGCGCGTGCATTCGGCACCTGGTCCACGTTGTAGAGCGGATGCTCTGCGGCGATGGCCCTACTCTCGGCTGCCTCGGCGAGGGGCCGGTCGGGGTGCCAAAGAAGGTCTCGGCGCGCCACAAGATGCCACCACGGCTGACATAGGGAGTGCTGATGCCAGCGCCGCTGAAGATCATTCGTAACGCCGACGTACAGCAGCTGTCCGGCTCCGTCGTAGAGCCGGTAGAGCGCAGTGCTGTCCGGCTCGCGACTTGCGGCCACGTCTTCCCCTTCCGTTCGACGTGGAAGTTCTGCGTACAGTGGTGCGGAGGCATGCAGAGATTGCCCACTGGTGGTGGCATCGCAGCAGATAGTCGCAGCCCAGTGGCTCTGCGTGCTTGTGGAACTACTGGAATACGGTCCGGCACATAGACGTCTAAGTCAAGCCGGTCACCCAAACCGGCTTCGACGCGCACCGTCGAGGCTCAGAGGAGGAGCGTTGGCCGGGTCAAAGGCGGGCTACAAGGACATCGTCGACGAGCTCCGCGGCCGTATCGAGCGCGGCGTCTATCCAGTCGGTTCAAAGATTCCAAGCGAGTCCGAAGTGGCCAGCGAGTTCGGCGCTGGCCGGGAGACGGTGGCGAAGGCCCTCCGTGAGCTGACGCACTACGGCTTGACCTCCGTGAGTCGCGGCGCCGCCGCCAGGGTGCGGGACTTCAGGCCCATCCGAAGGAACGCAGTGGAGCGCCTCTCGAAGGCAACCTGGGGCGCCGGCGTTTCGATGTGGTCAGTCGACGTTCGCGACGAGAAGCCCAAGGTGGCAGGCCTGCAAATTGAGCGCCTGGAAGCGTCGCCGCGGGTCGCTGAAGCGCTCGGCTTGGAGCGTGGAGCTCCGGTGGTCATGCGCAGGCGGCACTACGTCCTAGGCGGCAAGCCCGTCCTCATGGCGGACTCATTCATCCCTGCCGACCTCGCCGACGGGACCCAAATCGCGGAAGAGGACACCGGGGAGGGGGGCATCTATGCCCGCCTCGAAGAGATCGGACACGGCCCCGTTCGATTCAAGGAGGAAGTCCTAGCGCGCATGCCGCGCAGGGCTGAGGAGTCGTTGCTGCGCCTCGAAGCTGGCACCCCGGTGCTTGGTGTCGTCCGCACGGCCTTCGATGCGCAGGGCCGTGCCGTCGAGGTGAACGACATGGTTCTGGATGCTGGTAACTACGTGCTCGACTACGTGACGGACGCCTAACCTGCAGCCCAGCTTGGCCCCCGCCTTTCGGTGGGGGCCTTTTTTGTACCCGGAACTCATGGAGCTTGACTTAGACGTCTAAGTCGGCGCACTCTTGGGACACGAGAACTTAGCCGTCTAAGTTGCTCGGATCTACCCCACCCATGCCTTCTCCGGGAGCTTCCATGCGCCACGAGACCCCGGCCGCGGAGAACGTGGCCACCGAACAGACCGAGTTCCTCAACGCCGCGGAGGTTGCCACCCGCCTCCGCGTCTCCCGCTCTACCGTCTACAACCTGATCGCCGAAGGGCGACTCCCCGCCCACCGCAACGGCGGCGGGAAGATCCGACCGCGCGGCCTGCGGGTCCCCGAGGCGGCAGTCGACCAGTACCTCGCCAGCTCGCTCATCACGCCCTCGACGGACGCCGCCTGATGGCCGCCTCCGCCCAGTCGGGCCACAGCATCATCGACCAGCCGGCCACCCCCGCCGCGTGCGCCCAGGACTACCGGCCGCCGGCGCAGGCCGCGCAGGCCGCCGCCGACGCCCGCAACGCCACCGCGCAGCTCGGCACCGGCCAGCAGCACACCCACCGCAGCTAGACCCACCCCACCCGCCTGACCAACGAGGAGCACCGTCATGCCCGCTGACCCCTGGTCGAGCAGTCTCGCCCCGACCGTCACCTCGTTCATCCCGACCGCCAGCGACATGGAGTTCGAGCATGACGGGCTCCTCGTGTCCAGCCTCGGCGGCGAGGACGGGTACGGCGAGCTGATTGCCGTCGGGCCCGGCCTCACCCCGCGCCGAGCGTTCGCCGCGATGCTCGCCTACGCCCGTACCGAATGCAGCTGGGACGGCTACGACGCGGCTGCCGAACTCCGGGACCGGATCCGGGCCGACGAGATGACCCTCGCGATCGTGCCCACCGTGTTCATCCGCGAGCCCGACGGCGGCTGGGACCTGCGCCGCCACGCGGACGGACAGTCCGCAGCCTGGCTCGTCAGCCCCTGGCACCCCGCCACCCGCTAGACCACCCCATCCCGGCACGACCAACCGGAGGACAGCCATGCCCGAAACCCCTGCCACCCAGGAGCCGGACGACGACCGCTCGTTCATTTGGGTTTTCGGCGACCTCGACGACCCGCAGCCCGACACTGACCAGCCCGCCTGACCAACGGAAGGACCACCCGCCATGAACGCCACCGCCACCGCCACCGCACAGCCGACCGACCTGGAGGCCGCCTGGGCCGAGTACGAAGTCCGCGAGCAGCTCATCGCCGCCTACGAGCAGGCGACCACCCGGGCCGGCCGGGCCGCGGCCCGCTGGGACGTCCTCTCCTACGACATGGCGAACCCCGGCGTCACCAAGCTCGCCGACCAGCTCGACGACCACGTGAGCCGGGCTGCCTGAGATCCGCCGCGACTCTTAGGAAGGAAGATCATGAGCCCCCCCGAATGGATCAAGAAGCTCGACGTATTCGCCCTCGTCGAGAAGCTCCTCACAATCGCGGCCCTCGTCCTCGTCGCCATCACGGTCGGCGGGCAGCTGGGCCACATGATCGGCCTGCACGGCACCCTGGCCACCGTCGCTGCATGGTCGATCGCGCTGGTGTACGACGCCCTGTGGATCGGCGCACTGCGCATGTCCGAGGTGGCGATCCGACAGCGGTCCAGGATCGGCATGGCCGTCATGCTCGGCCTGACCGTCGCAGCCATCGGCGTATCCACCGCGACCCTCCTGGTCCTCGGACACGCCCAGATCTTCGCCGGCGTGCCGGCCGCCGCCGCGGTCTTCATGGGCCTTCGGATCTTCTCCAGCAACGTGCTGGCGGACTCCGCCACGGCCGATCGGATCGCCGATCAGTCCGCTGCCGCCCGCAACGCCCACGCCCTGGCAGCAGCTGACGCCCGGCACCTGGCGTCCGAGGCCCGCACGGACGTGCTCGCCGAGACGGCCGATCACCTTGCGGAGATGGCCCGGCAGATCGCCAGGGCCAAGGTCTTGACCGAGGCCCAGAAGAAGATCAGCAAGGCCCGAGCGAAGGCTGAGGAGACTCTCGCCGAAGCCGACGAGGAGTACGGCGAGAAGGCTGCCGCGTTCATGTCCCGGGAGCTCCTGACCGTCGGGTCACACCCCGGGGTCACGGCCGCGGGTCACACCCCGGCCGAGCTGGAGGGTCACACAGGGGTCACGCAGGTCACGCCGGAAATCGAGACCGTGACCCTCCAGCCCGTGACCGCGGACGAAACGGACAATGACGACTGGCTGGAGCCCGACCCCGACGAGGTCGCCCCGACCGCGGAAGAACTCGCCCTGCTCGACGAACTCTCCCTCGCCGACGGCGTCAGCCGGCCCCGGCCGGGAGAGACGCTGAGCGCCGAACAGCTGGCCGTCGTACTCCGCTGGCTCCGCTACATGATGGAGCCGCCCCGCTCCTACCGGGAGGCAAAGAAGGCCTTCCGAAAGTTCGGCTTCCGGGCCAAAGAGCAGCGGGTCCGCCTCGCCTGGCGCGAGATCGACGCCCTCGAATCCCAGGTTGCCTCCACCGTCTGACAACCCCCGGCACAGCCGGCAGGGCCCAGCAGCACCAGCCGCTGGACCTTGCCGAGACTGCCGGAAGCAGTCGGAACCACAAACCCGCAGGTCAAGCCGTTGAGTGACCCGGTGAGCGGAACGATCGCAGACCCGGCAAGCAGACCCGGAAGGCCGCCCAGCGAGAAGGGATCACCGATGGAGCCCGGCATCAGCCCCTGGCAGCGGCCGCCGAAGCGCCCCAAGAAGCTGGCGCAGAGGAAGGCTGAACGCATGGCCCGCCGCGCCGAGTACTGGGGCGAACGGCTGGCAGCAGCCCGGGAGCTGGGCCCGGAGGCGGCCGCCTCGATGACCTTCGATCGGGCCCGCAGCGAGCTCGACCGACTGCCAGCGGAGCAGCGGGAGCGGGCCTTCGGGGCCCTTGCTGACGCCATCGACCGGATCCGTGAAGCCCACGCACAGTGACCGACAGCTGTGACGGCGATTGTGACCGGACCTGTGACAAGCGGCTGTGACGGCCCAATCCCACGACACCCGTATCCGCACGCGCTCGCGCGCCCGTGCGCGCGCGAGGCTACGACGCTCTGTAACTGCCCGTCAAGTCCCTAGAGACCTCGGAAGGGATTGAAATTCCATGATCGAAGCTGTTGTCAGCTCCGCCGCCGGCGGCGCCTGCGCTGGCTCCGCGGCCCTCCTCTACTACTCGGAGAAGCTCCCCGGCCTCCAGAAGATCACCAACAAGCTCCACACCGACCGCGCCCAGGCAATCCTGATCGCCACCGCCTCGGCCGCGGTGGTCGCCACCCCGGCCGGCGCCTGGTGGAACGAGACGGTCAACTCCATCGACGAGTGGGCCGTCGACCTGGTCGGCGCCTGGACGGGCCTCCTCATCACCGGAGTCCCCGCCCTCTTCGTGGCCGTGATCTTCGTCAACGACCTGGTCACCCGCAAGGTCGAGCACCGCACCCGCATCCTCGGCGCGATCCTCCCCGTCCTCGCCTCCACCATCCCCGGCCCCATCGGCGAGGGAGTCCAGAGTGTTCTCGGCTGGGTCGTCACCAACGTCAGCAAGCTCGTCGCCGGCGCCTTCGGCCTGGCGTGAGGAGCTGACCCGTGATCGAGCTCCTAGTCCTCGCGGCCATCGCATACGCCGGGGCGCGCGGCGTCGAGTCAGTGATCGGCGACCGTCGTCACGACACCCCCGCCGCCCGAGAGACCGTCCAGAAGGTCGCAGCTGGCACGCCTGCTGAAACTGCCAAGCCGAAGCCACCCACCCCCACCGACCCCGGCGGCACGTTCAGCGCGGCAGCCCCCCGCAGCGCGGCCCTCGGCGGTCGGGTTGCCGCCCCCCTGGCCGTCCTCACCGAGACCAGCGCCACCATGTGGAAGGCCATCGGTGAGGGCTACCGCGAGCGGTGGCCCGAAATCCGTGCGGAGCGCCGCAAGAAGATGATCGAGCGGGCCGCCCAGCGCAAAGCCGACAAGGCCGCCGCCGAAGCCAAGGCGCGATCGGACGCAGCGGCTGCCAAAGCAGGCCCACCTCCGCTGATTCCGCCCATGCCCGCCCACCCGCCCGCCCCCGTTACGCCTCTAAAGCCCACCCCGGCGGCAGGCGAACCGGAGGTGCCAAAGCTTCCATCCGTGCCCGATCTGCGGGTCGGGGAGGGCCGGGGATGGCCCGGCGACGGAACCGCGATCATCCCCACCACCCGCGACCCCGCCTTCAGCACCACAGCCCCGACCCGTCGCCTCGCCGCCGTACCCGACCTCGCCCAGAACGGAGACCTCATGAGCTCACCGGCCAACGTCATCCCCGAGATCCGGACCCTCGACGGGCTGCTGAACGCCCTGACCCTGGTCCGCGCCATGTGTGAGATGCGGTCCGAGGAGGCCATGGCCATCGCCGCCGACGACTTGGCCCTGTCCAACCGGCTCGATCAGATCGAAGCCGAGATGGCCGACCTCGAAGTCGACGCCAGCACCCGCGCTGAGATCGACGGCCTCCGTGAGTCCATCCACACCCAGTCGCAGGCCGCGGCCCAGTACGGCGGCGCCGCCAGGGACGCAGCCGACCTTGCCCTCGCCACCGCAGGAGCAGCCCACAAGAACCACGGCGGGATCGCCGAGGCCGTCCAGTCCTCACCCATCGAAGTGGCCGCGCAGGCCGGCTACTACAACCGCTGACAAGGAGACCCCTCGTGGCCATCACAAAGATCGCGGACGTCATCAACCACCACGCCCTGCTCGCCGCACTCAACGCCATCCGCGCCGAGGTCGAATCCCGGCAGGAGGACGTCGACAACCTCGCTGGCTGGGCCGGGGAGATGGCCGACCGGATGCAGGGCATCGCCGAGGAGCTGCAGAGCCTGCAGGTCGACGTCTACACCGTCGGCAACGTCGCCGCCCTCGGCGACGTCATCTCGGGCCAGGCCGCCGCTGCGGCCCGCTACCAGAACGCCACCGACAACTCCGTCACCCAGGCGGCATCGGCCGCGCGCACCGCGCACCGTAACCACGGCCGCATCCAGGACGCGGTCGACGACAGCACGGTGCCGATGGCGAAGAACACCTTCTACAGCGCTGAATAGCCGCCCTCCCCATGCTGCCCAGACGTCCCCGGCCACCGCCGGGGGCGGTGGGGAGCACCGGGCCCCGGCCCCCAACCCGTAGGACCCATGACCGAAGGGACCCCGTCGTGCGCGCCCCCAAGACCCCGACCCCCAGTACGCCGACTACGCCGCGTTCGTAGCCGCACAGGCCAACACGGCGACCGCCCGCGCAGCCACAGGGAAGAAGCCCCGCACCGTCAAGAGCTGGGCATTCGCCAACCGCGGCAGGCTCGCCATCGCGGCGACCGCCGCCAGCCTCGGCCCGGCCGGAGACCTCCTGTCGGCGACCGGCGACGGATGGAAGACCGCCCTCACCCTGGGCGCGGCGGGCGCCGCAGCGGCAGGGGCGTGGGGCTGGATGCCCGGCCTGTTCAAGTGGAAGGGCGACTGGAAGCCGGTCCGCACCCTCCCCAGCCTCAACGACCGCCGCACCGCCCTGTCCATGCCGGCCACCGGCGCCGCCCTCCTCACCGCAATGGCCGCGACCGGGGGGCCAGAATGGGGCGACAACCCCTGGTGGGGCTTCTCCCTCGCCTGGTCAGCCGCCTACGGCACCTGGGCATGGCAGCGCTGGGGCCGCCCCGTCGAGAACAAAGCCCCGGCCCTGACCCAGCACATGCTCGACTGGATGACCTACGCCGCCGCCACCGACGGCCCCTACCCGAAGAGCAAGCTCGTCTCCCCGCTCGCCACCTCGCAAGGAGGTTGGAGCGCAGAGATCCACATGCCCCGGGGCAAGGCCTTCCGCATTCAGGCAATGGATGACGTCCTGTCGGCCATCGGTATCGACGACGCCGACCTGGTCGCCCTGGAGAAGATCGCCCCCCGCAAGGGCAAGATCACCGTATTCACCGAGAACCCCCTGAAGAAGGGCAGCCTGTTCGGTCCGCAGCACGTCCTGGACCTGGAAACCGGCCTCGCCCGATCGGCACCTACTACGACGGGGCCCCGTCCAACTACCGCTTCTTCCAGCCCGGATCGGGCGCCGTGCACTCGTTTGTCACCGGCACCTCCGGCTCCGGGAAGTCCCGGCTCCTCGACGCCCTCCTCGGTATCGAGCGCCGCAGCCCCGTGGTCTGCTCGTTCGTCATCGACCCGCAGGCCGGCCTGTCCCTGCCGGACTGGCCCGACGGGGTCGCCGTGTTCGCCCCCGGCAACGACTTCGGCATCGTCGTCCTCCGCGCCTTCCAGGCGATCATGAAGGAGCGGGCCAAACGCTACAACCGCATGAAGTGGACCGACGAGAAGGGCCGCACCCGCGTCGGCCGCGCCTTCTTCGTACCCGGCGACCCCGACCCGCTGCTCTCCCTCACCCTCGACGAAGCCCACGACCTCCTCACCGACCCCAAATACGGCGAAGAAGCCGTCGACATCATCGGCAACTGCGCCAAGGAAGTCCGCAAGGTCGGCGGCAAGCTCCGCCTCGCCAACCAGAGCCCCAACGCCAGCGAACTCGGCGGGGAAACCCTCATCCGCGACATCCTCCAAGGCGGCAACAACGCCGTCCTCCGCTCCGGATCGTCCGCGACGGGCAGGCGCGCCGCCGGAACCGCCCTCGGAGACATCGACCCCGGCGCCATCCCCAAGGAATTCAACGACGGCACCAGCACCGGCGGCCTCGGCTACCTCGCCGGCCCCGACAACCGGGCCGCCATGTGGCGCGCCCCCTACGTCGAAGACCCCTACGGACTCGCCCACGAAGGCTTCACCACCGGCATCGAGCAGGCCAGCATCGACGCCCTCCCGATCGTCCGGCACGTCCTCGAAGAGCACGCCCTCATGATCCGCCTGCGCAACGCCGGCCAGCAGTACACCTACGACCCCGGCCGCTTCCGCGACGAAACCACCGCCCCGGCCAGGAAGCCCCGCACTCCCGCCCAGCCCGTCGAGCACGTGCCCGCCGCAGTCGAACCGGAGGCCGCGGCGCTGTCCGCGACAGCCCGGAAGATCGTCGCTTTCCTGCACCAGCACGGAAAGCCCGTAGCCCCCGCCATCATCGCCAAGTCGCTTGGCCTGACCGGCCCCCAGGTCCGCACCGCCCTCAAGCGCATGAAGGACGACCCCGCCGTGCCTATCGTCAACCTCGGCCACGGCGCATGGACCCACACCGACCACACCACGCCCGCCCTCGCCGCGTAAGGAGACCGACCATGACCACCCACGCCGACCGCGACAGGGCCAAGAGCCTCATCGACGCCGTCAACGAAGCCATGACCCAGACCGCCTACCGCGACCCCACCCCGACCCCCACCATCGGAGCCGCCGAGCCCGTGCCGCAGCCCGGACGGCCCCCCATGAGCCAGAAGGCAACCGACGTCAGCGGCATCATGCTCGCCGCCGGCCTCGCGTCGATCCCCATGGGAGGCGCGACGTCCCTGGTCCTGTACACGCTCGGCCACGTCAGCCCCACAGCCCTTGCCATCGGAGGAGCAGCACCCGTGGCCCTGATCCTCGCCCTCGGCTCCCTGATCAAGGCCGCCAGTCGCGGCATGCAGGGCATTGGAGCGGAGCACCACCACCACTACGCCGGTCCTGTCAGCCAGCAGCATCACACTGTTAGCACGCAGACCCGCGGTCTGATCGCCAAGACGATCAACAAGCAGTAGCTACCGCTCGACCGACAGGCCCTCGCCGACCGCGGGGGCCTTCGTCATAGGGACCGCGCGGGCAAGCCAGCCGTCGCCGCACCGGTCCGTCGGCAGCATCGTCACCACCGCGCCCAGAAGCCGACACAGCTTGTCGAGCGCGCTCCGACATTCGGACTCTGTTGACCCGCGGACCATGAAGGAGACACCCATGACGCCAGTTTGACGCAAGCCGCAACGCGACCGCAGGCAGACCGATTTGTCGGCACCACCTGGGAGAATGTGAACGTGCCTCGATTCCTCGTCCAACCCCAGCCTTGGTCGCAGAAGAACGTTGGCGACCGAATACCGCACTCCGACAAGGTTGACCCTGACGACCCGCTCAGGGCCAACATCCTCATCACCCTTCACCGCATGGAGCTCGAAGGGATAGAGATCGACGAAAAGGCCGTCCAAATCGCCAAGGCCATGGTGCGGCGACACTATGCCGAGACGCACGCCCTGCCGCCCCCGCGCCAGCCTGACGTCGCCACAGCCGATGCAGCCAACAAGAAGCACTGGGTCTACTACGTCCGTTGCGGCTACCTCATCAAGATCGGCACCAGCTCAAATCTGCCAAGCAGGTTCCAGTCCGTCCGCCCGAACGAAGTGCTCGCATTGGAACCTGGCGGCCAGGAGCTTGAGACCGCACGCCACCGCCAGTTCAGGCCACTCCTGGCCGGCGGCGAATACTTCCACCCCGGGCCGCCCCTGCAGACGCACATCGATGAACTCCGAGACCGGCTAGGGCCACCGAACTGGGTCTACTCCGTCCTGAAGGATGGCCACGACTTCTACCCCGACAACCAAGGTTGACGTTCGGACCTGGGCGAGCGTACCGTGTGCTTGACTTGATCTCGCTGTCTTCAAGGGCCACCCATCGGGTGGCCCTTTGCGCTGTCGGAGGTCGCCGTGGCTGAACTTGGAATGGTCACCGCGGATCTCGCGGCGATTTACTGCGGACGGCCGGTCTCGACAATCCGACGCTGGGCAGCCGAAGGCCGCATCAAACGGTACGGCGCGGGGCGCGGAAACGTCCGATACAACGTCTTCGAACTGCCCCGGAAGACGGTCGACCCCTGGACGGGCGAAATCGACCTCGGCGATCCGCCGCCGCTACCCGCAGGAGCCAAGGCCGCCTGACTGACGAGGAGGTGCCGCCGTGTCGTTCCCCGTGGGCACCCCCGTCGTGACGTTCGTCGGTACCCTTCCGTCCGCTGTGGCCGGTACCCCGTTCCAGGGCCGCCTCGTTCTCACCCCGTCCGCGTACCTTGTGGACTCCGGCCGTAATGCCGTCTATGCAGGTGGCGGGTCGGTGCCGATCACGAACGGCAGCTTCTCCGTTCAGGTCCTGCCCTGCGACGCGGCAGGCGTGCAGCCGACCGGCTGGCGGTGGCGCGTCGACATCCAGCCCACCGGCGGCAAGCGCATCCAGTTCTGGGCCAACATCACCGGCACCGGCACCGTCGATCTCGCCGACCTCACTCCCGTTCCGGCCCCCAACGGCGGCTCTTCGGGCGGCGGCGGGGGCGCCGTCTCCTCGGTCAACGGGATGACCGGGACGGTCGTCCTCGACGCCGACGACGTCGACGCGGACCCGGAAGGGACCGCGGCGGCAGCCGTGTCCGCCCACGAGGCCGACACGACGGGCGTGCACGGCATCGCCGACACGGCAACCCTGGTCGTCACCACTGACCCGCGGCTCTCTGACGCCCGCACCCCCGCCACGCACGCCGCCTCGCACGCTGCGGCCGGCTCCGATCCGGTGAACCTGGCGCAGTCCCAGATCTCCGGCCTAGTCGCCGCCATCGCCGCCCTGTTGCCGAAGGCCGGCGGCACGGTCACCGGCGACCTCACCGTTGACGGCGCTAACCTCACCGTCACGCGCGCAGACGACAGTGGCGCTTACCGGCTGCGTGTCACCGGCGGCGGCCTCGACTTCGAGATCGCCGGGCTGGACGTCACCGTCAGCCATTGGCAGAACCCCGACTTCACGGGCACCCAGTCCAACGTCATGCGATGGGAGGCGGCCGGCCCGCACCTCATCGGCCGCACCCAGTTCGGCACCTCGCCCTTCGACACCGTCCACGACCTTGACGCCGGCACCGGCGTCGCCGCGGTCGGCAAGAAGAACAGCCTGAGCAACATCCGCTTCTGCGGGCGCCGCGCCAGCACGGGGGCGCCGACCAGCGGCACATGGTCCGCCGGGGACACCGTGCAGGACTCGGCGGGCGCACTGTGGCTGTGTACCGCAGGCGGTACTCCCGGCACCTGGGTGGGCGGCGGGATCGATCCGTGGGTCTTCGACGTCACCGCCTACGGTGCCCTCGGTAACGGCAAGGTCGCCTCCGACGCGGCCATGACGTCAGGCAGCGCCGTCCTTACCTGCTCGACTAGCACCCCGTTCGCCGCGGGCGACGTCGGCAAGAACGTCTTGGTCCTTGGGGCTGGAGCCTCGGGCGAGACGCTGGTCGGCACGATCTCGGCGTACACCGACAGCAGCCACGTCACGCTGTCCGCGACCGCGGGCAGCAGCGTCTCCGGCGTGCCTGCGATGTGGGCCAGCGACGACACCGCAGCCATCCAGGCCGCAGTCGACGCGGCAGTCGCCTACGCCAACGCCCACGCAGGCGCGGCCACCGTCCTCATACCGCCTGCCGCCAACAGTTTCTACGGCGTGGCGGGCGCCCTCAAGACCGGCGGCAGCACGCTCGGCAATGCGCAGATCGCGCTGCCCGTCGTGCCCGCCACCGGCCGCAAGCTCACCCTGTCCATCCAGGGCGCGCACACGGGGGCTGGCGTCCAGCACTGGCAGCAGAGCGTCCCGAACACGACCGGCAGCACGCTGGTCTCCTTCGGTCTGTTCGCGAACTCGACGGCCCAAACGAACTCGATCAACGCGGCAGGCAACCCGGCAGTCATCGGTGGCCCGTCACAGCCCGGCGGCTATGGCGTTGCGCCCGGCAACTTCTCGAACCTGTACGTGGACATCGGCGACCTGTCGATCCTGACCTGCCACAGCAAATTCGGACTCACGTACACGGCAATCGACCTGTCTGGCGTTGCCAACGCCCAGCTACGGGACGGCCAGACCAGCACCACCGGCGTCGTCGCCCCGCCCGCGGGCAGCTACGTCTCCCCGGGCGTCTTCGCGACCGGGCTGTCCATCGGGATCCTCCTGCCGGCCAACGGCAACAACGACTGCACGATCCTCCGCAACTGGACGATCGGCGGCGGCTACACCTACGGTCTGCTCGCCACCGAGCACACCGACATCTACGGGCTGCGGATCCTCTACTGCTGGGCCGCGCTCTGCCCGGTCGGTACGTACTACAGCTCGGTCGGGGCGGCTCACTCGATCAACGGGTCGTTGATCAGCATCGAGCAGTGCACCTACTTGATCTACGTGTTCGGCCCCGCCACGGGCGGCCTCGGGCCGACCATGTACCTGAAGATCGACACCGAGACGAGCACGCCCCGGTTCGGCGACCGCACCAGCGGAACCGGCCTGGCCGCAGCCCGCGGTGAAGTCGTCCTCGCCGGCCTTTTCACGCCGTCCGGACTCACGCTCGATGCGCCGACCGGCCTGAGGATCCGCAACAGTCAACTGACCTACCCGATCGCGACCAAGACAGCGAACTACACCGCCACCAGCTTCGACGAGCACATCGCCGTTGACGCCAGCGCAGGTGCCGTCACGATCACCCTGCCGACCGCGGTAGGCCGCACCGACCCCATCACGGTCAAGAAGACGGACTCCAGCGCCAACGCGGTCACCATCGACGCGGCCGGCTCGGAGACCATCGATGGGCAGCTCATCAAGCGCCTCGACGCGCAGTGGGACTATGCGACCCTCGTACCGTCCGGCAGCGGCTGGTACGTCAAGGCCGCCCCCACCGTCACCGTGTGGCGGCGCCGTAACCTGCCCGACCCGGTGCTCGTCGACAGCCTCTACTCCGGAACGGCGCCCAGCATCAGCGTCGTCCAGACCAGCACCCCCACCGCGGGATACATCAAGTACGCGCCCGCAGGCGCGGCGATCAGCGGTAGCGACGTCACCGGCCCGTTCACGTACCTCGGAGCCGGGGGATTCCAGATCGGATCCGGCACCCCCGACTCGACCTACGTCCTGCCGACCAGCCGCTACCCCAACACCCGCGGCAGCCTCACCAGCAGCCAGTCGGTGTGGTCGCTGGAGTTCGGATGCGACACGCAGATCTTCCAGCTGCGCTTCAACTACCAGACCGCCGGGATGTACCGCCTGTCGATCGACGGGAGGCGCGTCACCGAGCTCATGCAGGCCGTCGGCGGCACCACCGCCGGCAGCACCCACCTCATGACCGTCGACCTCGGCAGCGCGGCCCCCCGCGTGATCCGGTTCGACTTCTACACCGTCCCGTTCGGCGGGGTCTACCTGCAGCCCACTGCCACCATGTGGTCCTCCGTCCCCAACGGCGGCCGCTTCATGGTCTTCGGCGACAGCCTCTCCGACGGGTCCGCCATCAACACCGGCGGCGGAGCCGGCACCTGGGTCCAGCGGGCCGCCAAGCTCCTCGGCTCCAACGACTTCTGGGACGAAGCCCGCGGCGGCACCGGCTACATCACAGCCGGCTCCTTCGCCACCCTCGCCAACCGGGTAGCCACTGACGTTGTCGCCTGGAACCCAGACCGCCTCGTCATTTGGGCTGGCTACAACGACAACGGCGGAGTCCAGGGAGACATCGCCACCGCAGCAGCGAGCCTGTACGCGACCATCAAGGCCGGCCTACCCAACACCACGGTCTACGTCATCGGCTGCTGGTCGCCGAGCGGTAGCCCTGCAGCCAGTCTCACGAACACCGACGCCACGCTGAGGACCGCAGCAGCAAGCGCCGGCTTCCCCTTCATCAGCCCCATCACCGGATCGATCTACAACGGAGCCGGCACTCTGGTGGCCACCCACGGCGGATGGATCACCGGCACCGGACGCGTCGGCGCGACCACAGGCAGCGGCAATGCCGACGGCTACATCGGCACCGATGCTGTCCACCCCACCGATGCTGGTCACATCTACCTGGCACGAAGGATCGCCGGGGCGATCCGGGAGCTCATGCCCGCCTAGTCTTCGCCCTTCCGCCACGGCCTGTCGCCGGGACGCAGCAGCGTCTCCGGCGGCTTGCCGGTCGCACGTCGCTGGCCGGCCGTTGACGCACCGACGAACACGATCATCAACAAGCCAACGACAGCCACCGGCCAAGGCAGGAACAGCCCGCTGATCAACAGCAGCAGGCCCACGGCCAGCAGTCCTCTTGCCCAGTCCGGACCCTGATGCTCAGCCATCTCGGCTCCCTCCATCGAGATCGCACACGGTACGCGCAGGGAGGCGGACACGGTGGCCAGACGGACAGGATGGCGGGTGTGCTCAATCCCGGGCTGCCCGGAGTACACCGACCAGGGCGGTCGCTGCCCAGATCACAGACAGCAGGCCGAGGCCAAGCGTGGCAGCGCACGACAGCGCGGCTACGGACGTGAGCACGAGCAGACGTTCAGGCCTGGCGTGCTGGCGAGGGACAGGATCTGCGTCCTCTGCCGGCAAGCGCCCGCTGTCCACGCTGACCACCACCCGCTCAGCCGGCGAGAGCTGGTCGAGCAAGGCCTCGACCCCAACGACCCGAAGCACGGACGTGGTCTGTGCGGGCCGTGCCACAGCAGCGAGACGGCGAGGCACCAGCCCGGAGGGTGGCACGCATGAAGCACCGGCTGCAGGTCGAGACTGAGGGGCCGCACAAGGCGCGGCTCCTGCTCGACGAGCAGGACATCAGTCGTGGCGTGACAGGCCTGACTCTGAGGCTGGGAGTCGGTGCAGTCCCGACGGCTGAGCTCGAGCTGGTCCTGCTCGACACCACGCGCATCGACTCGCTCGACACGGAGATCACGATGCCCAGTGCCACGCGAGACGCGCTGGTCGCCCTCGGTTGGACACCGCCCGAGGAGCCGGCCTGACGGTTGGCTGGGCTTTCGGCCGCAGGCCAGGCTGCCGGCCTGCCGAGGTCGAAGGTGATCACGGTCAGGCTTGCTGATCACTGCACACATGATCACCGCAGTGGATCAGCTAGATCATCTCAACGATGATCACGTTACACAAAGTGACGATCTTGATTAAGTTACCCGGGGGTAGACCCCCATGATCATTTCGATCAGGACCGCCGGGGAGGTGGCTGCCCGTCTCTACGGGTCTGGCACCCCCGGCGATCTTGAAATGCACTACCCAACGTGACCTCGCGCCGGCCGCAACGGCCAGCGCCATCGTGCCGCAACGGCACCAGGAGAGTGATCACATGGCAGGGATGGGACCTCCTCCCAAGCCGGCCGGGCAGCGGCGGCGGAGCAATGCCACCATCGCGATGACCCAGCTGCCGGCCGAGGGCAGGATGAAGGAAGCCCCGAGGTACCCGCTGCCGCCGGTCGTCGTAAGCGACGACGATGGCGGCTCGGAGATGGCCCGGGAGCGTGAGGCCGAGCTGTGGGAGTCCCTCTGGGAGACTCCTCAGGCGGTCATGTGGGAGCGGACGCACGCCGTGCTGACCGTGGCCCGCTTCGTCCGCTTCTCGGTGCTGGCCGAGGCTGGCAACGTCAAGGCCGCTACCGAGGCCCGGCAGTTGGAGGACCGGCTCGGGCTCAACCCGCAGGCCATGCTCCGGCTCCGCTGGGAGGTGGCGGCCGACGAGGTAGCCGATCAGCGGCAGGAGCGAACGTCCAGGGCGACCACAGTCAAGACGGCGAGGCAGCGCCTGAGGGTGGTCGACGCCGATGCCGTGGCGGGGTCCTGATCATCCGGGCGAGTTTCCTTCGTTGGGCTGGGCGGTCGGCGAGTGGATCGAGGCGCACTGCGTCATCCCCGACGGTGACCAGATCGGCGATCCGTACCTGCTGACCGACGAGATGTGGACCTTCCTGGCCTGGCACTACCGGCTCCGGCTGGATGCCACCGAGGAGGGCTGGCGGTCGGCCTGGTCCTATCGTCGCTCGCAGCTGGTTCGCCCGCAGAAGTGGGGCAAGGGCCCGCTGACATGTGCGATGGTCTGCGCGGAAGCGGCCGGCCCGGTGCGGTTCGCCGGCTGGGATGCCGCCGGGGAGCCGGTTGGCAGGGCCTGGGAGACGCCGTGGATCCAGATCGCGGCCACGTCCGAGGACCAGACCGACAACGTCTATCGCGCGCTCGTGCCGATGATCGACGAGGGCCCGCTCGCCAATCTCATCCCGGATACGGGCGAGACGCGGATCAACGTCCCTGGCGGCGGTCGCATTGAGCCGGTCACCAGCTCGGGGCGGGCCCGGCTTGGCCAGCGCATCACGTTCGCCGTCCAGGATGAGACGCATAGCTGGCTTGAGGCCAACGGCGGCTGGAAGCTCGCGGAGACCCAACGCCGCAACCTCTCGGGCACGGGTGGCCGCGCGGTGGAGACGACCAACGCCTGGGACCCGTCGGAGCAGTCGGTGGCCCAGCGGACCGCGGAGGCATCGGTCAAGGACGTGTACCGCGACCACCGGGTCCCGGCGCCGGCGTCGCTCGCCAATAAGCGGGAGCGGCACAAGGCGCTGAGGGTCGCCTACGGGGACTCGTCGGTGCTTGTTGGCGGCTGGGTAGACCTGGACCGGATCGACGGCGAGCTCGTCGAGATCGCCGAGAAGGACCCGGCGCAGGCCGAACGTTTCTACCTGAACCGGATCGTGGCCGGCACCGGCGCATACCTCGATGGCGACCGCTGGGATCTGCTCCGCGAAGAGCGGGAAGTGCCCGCCGGAACCGCAGTGACGCTCGGCTTCGACGGCTCGGACATCGACGACTGGACCGGGATCCGCCTTGAGACCCTGGACGGCTACCAGTTCACGCCGACCTACGGGCCCGACCGACTTCCCACGGTCTGGAACCCGAGGGACTGGGGCGGTCAGGTACCGCGCCTGGACGTCATGGCCGCCTTTGATGAGGTCTTCGCGACGTACAGCGTGGTGCGCGCCTACCTGGACCCGCCGTACTGGGAGTCAGAGGTCGACTCGCTCGCCGAGAAGCATGGCGAGAAGGTCGTCACCCGCTGGTACACCAACCGGATCGCGCAGATGCACGGCGCGGCCGAGCGGCTGGCCACCGATGTGTCGAAGAAGGACTCGACGCTCCGGCACGACGGCTGCCAGTGGGCTGGCCAGCACCTGCGGAACATGCGCAAGGGTGCAAGGCCGGCTGGCCGGTACGTCCTGAAGAAGGCTTCCGAGGCTCAGAAGATCGACCTTGGAATGTGTTCGATCCTCGCCCATGAAGCGGCTGGCGACGCCATCGCAGCCGGCCAGGCCAAGACGAAGAGGCGCCGCGCCCGCGGCTTCTGACCGAAGGGGGGCCAGATGCCGCAGCCCCCTGCCGTTCAGTCGCCGGAGTGGTGGCGCGACCGCCTGTATGCCGCACTGTGCAAGCGGACGGAGCGGACGAATCTCTACGACGACTACTACGAGGGCGAACACCGCCTGCCCCATCTCCATGAGAAGGCTCGCCGCCCGTTCCAGCGACTTCTGCGCATGTCGCGGGCGAACTACTGCCAGCTCGTGGTCGATGCCCTTGTAGGGCGTCTTGAGGTGGCGGGGTTCCAATCGGACATCGATGGCGAGGCTGACGACAGGGCTTGGGCGTTGTGGCAGGACAACAACCTTGACTCAGGGAGCCAGCTGGGCTTCCTGGAGGCCGCGATCAGGGGGAACGCCTATCTGTTGGTGGCTCCAGAGAAGGGTTCTTTCCGGATCACGCCGGAGCACCCTACTCAGGTGATCACCGAGGCTGTTCCTGGGTCTTCCTACGACCAGGCTGCTGGCTTCAAGCTGTGGATCGACGACTGGACGGCCAGGCTGTGCAGCACGATCTATTTGCCGGACCGGGTCTACAAGTTCCAGGCGCCTGAGCCGCGCGCCGGCGAGAAGCCTCGCTGGGAACGCCGGGAGGTGGCAGGCGAAGAGTGGGGAGGCAAGAACGTTCTCGGTGCGGTGCCTTTCGGTGAGCTGGCCAACCGGCCTCGGATGCTGAAACCCGGCGCCAGTGAACTGGAGTCCGTGATCGACATCCAGGACCGCGCGAACAAGACGCTCGGGGACCGGATGATGACGCAGGAGGCGGCGGCGTTTCCTGGCAAGTGGGCCACGGGACTAGAGATCCCGGTTGATGAGAACGGCCAGGAGATCGAGCCGTTCGATGTGGCAGTCAACAAGATCCTGATCGCCGAGGATGCTGGCGCCAAGTTCGGCCAGTTCGCGGCCGCCGACCTCAGCGGTTACCTCAAGGCGAAGGAGGCGGACATCCATGACATCGCTGCGATCACCTCGACTCCGCCGCACTACCTCCTCGGATCCATGGTCAATCTCAGCGCCGAGGCCCTGAAGGCCGCCGAGGCAGGCCTGATCCACAAGATCTATCAGCGGCGCCGTTTCCTCGAGGAGGGCCTGGAGCGGACGATGCGGCTGGCGGGGATCGCATCATCACAGGCCCGCATCGTCTGGAAGTCCCCGGAATGGCGAACCGAGGGCGAACTCGTCGACGCGCTGATGAAGATGTCCAGCCTCGGCGTGCCGCGGGAGGTGCTGTGGGAGCGCTGGGGGGCGACGCCCCAGGAGATCGAGCGATGGCGGCAGATGAACGAGGAATCGCTACAGCGGGCCATGTCTGGCGATTTCGCCGCGGAGTACGGGCCGAAGCCCCCGGCTGACGTGCCTCCTGCGCCGGTCGAGGCATGACCGGGTCTACGGAGGCGCAGCAGATTGCGGTCGCTCAGTATGTCCGCCAGCAGAGGGTCGTCCGCTCGGCAGCTGATCGGGCGCAAGCATTCTGGCGGAGGCTCCGCCTGACGGACATCGAGGGCTCATGGCAGGCGATCGTGGCGCCTGGCCTGCTTACGTCCGTCACCGCCGCGCAGCGTGAGGCGGCATCCCACGCTGACTCCTATGTCGCGGCCGTTCTGGCGGCAGACGGCCTCGACTCTGACCCGTCCGGGAAGTTGGCGGCCGGCCGCTTCGCAGGCACCGCGGCGGACGGCCGTCCGCTGAAGTCGCTGTTCTACGAGTCGGTACTGGAGACACGATGGCTGATGGAGGAGGCCGACGCGTCGGATGTCGAGGCGATGATCGGCGGGCTGGAGAAGCTCCTAAGGGCTGTGTCGACTGAGGTAGCCGATGCCGGCCGTACCGCGACTGGCGCCTCGATCGCTGGCAACCGGACGATCAACGGGTACATCCGAGTGGTCAATCCGCCCTCCTGCTCCCGGTGTTTGATTTTGGCCGGCAAGGAGTACGGCTGGAACGCCGGCTTCCAAAGGCACCCGAAGTGCGACTGCATTCATATACCCGCCAAGCTGATCAAGCGGGGCGGCCGTCAGCCTGGCGTCCTCGATGTCCAGCGCTACTTCGGGAGCCTCTCGGCCGCCGAACAGAACCGGATCTTCACCAACGCCGGAGCGCAGGCCATCCGTGACGGGGCCAGCATCTCCAGCGTCGTGAACGCCCGCCGCGGCATGTACACCGCGAACGCCTATGGGCGCAGCGTGCAGGCTACCCGCGACTCGGCCACCCGCCGCGGCGCCTGGTTCCGCCAGGAGCGCCAGCGCGCCATTCAGCGCGGTCTCGTGCCGCGGTCGGGGCAAGGGTTTCGCCTCATGAGCCCCCGGCTCCTGCCGGAGGAGATCTACCGCCTGGCCGGCAGCCGCAGCGAGGCCATCGCCATGCTGCACCGCTTCGGCTATCTGACCTGACCCTGGCGCAAGGCCTCGGGTCATCGATCCCGCAATGGGAGACCTCACCATGTCTGAAATCTCAGCAGAACCTGCCGCCCCCGAGGGCGGCTCTCAGATCGATCCGTCTGCTCTGCCCGAGGCTGACGCCGACGCCCCGCTCGGGCCGGCCGGCGAGAAGGCTCTCGACGAGTGGAAGCGGCGAGCGAAGGACGCCGAACGGGCGAGCAGGGACCAGGCCAAGCGCCTGCAGGCGATCGAGGACCGCGACAAGACCGAAGTCCAGAAGGCCTCCGAGCGAGCCGAGGCAGCCGAGAAGCGCGCCGCCGCAATGGCCCAGCGCACCGTCCGCGCCGAGGTGCGGGCTCTCGCGGCGGCGACGTTCGCGGACCCGTCCGATGCCGCGGCGTTCCTCGACCCCAGCGATTTCGTGGATGACGACGGCGACGTCGACTCCAAGAAGGTCGAGAAGGCCCTCGCGGAGCTCCTCAAGCGCAAGCCGCACCTGGCCAAGGAGCAGGCGCCGCCCTCCTTCGACGGCGGCGCCCGCACAACGGCGGGTGCGCCGACCGACATGAACGCCCTGATCCGCCAGAAGGCAGGTCTGGGCTGACCCATCTCCGGCAGGGCGAGGTCCGGCCGGCTACGAGAAATGAGAGGGCCGGACCATGGCCTACACCAACCTGACCTCCCGGACGGACGCCCAGGCGCTCATTCCGGAAGAGGTCTCCAACGAGATGCTCGGCAAGGCGCTGGAGCAGTCCGCCGTGCTGTCCCTGTTCCGGAGGGTTCCGGTCGGCCGGGCGCAGGTCCGCTTCCCGGTGCTCAGCGCGCTGCCGACGGCGTACTTCGTCGGTGGTGACACCGGTCTGAAGCAAACGACGGAGATCAACTGGGCGAACAAGTTCCTCAACATCGAAGAGATCGCCGTCATCATGCCGGTCCCGGACAACGTCCTGGCCGACGTGGACGCCAACATCTGGGACGAGGCGATGCCTCTGATGACGGAGGCCATGGGCCGGACCCTGGATGCGGCGACGTTCTTCGGTACGAACGCGCCTTCGTCCTGGCCCACGAACATCGCGTCGGCGGCAACCGCCGCAGGCAACAACGTCACCGCCAACTCGGCGGCCACCGCCGGTGCCTTCTTTGGCGACATCGACAACGGCTACGGCCTCGTCGAGGCTGACGGCTACGAGGTGACCGGTTTCGTCGGCGCAACCTCGGTCAAGTCCAAGCTGCGCAAGTCCCGCGATTCGCAGGGCCGCAAGCTGGACGAGTCCCGCGTCGCCGGGAACCTCATGTCGATCGACGGTCTTCCGGTCGTCTATCCGATGCGCGGCCTGTTCGGGACGGGCTCTGGCTCGCCGACGCTGTTCATGGGCGACTGGTCGCAGTTCGTCATCGGCGTCCGACAGGACATCACGATGAAGATCCTCGACCAGGCCGTCATCCAGGACAACACGGGCGCCATCGTCTACAACCTGGCTCAGCAGGACATGACCGCGATCCGGCTTACCTTCCGCGTGGGCTGGCAGGTCTCCAACACGATCAACAACGACCAGCCGACCGAGGCGAACCGCTACCCGGTCGCCCGCATCGACCTGCCGTAACCGACCGCGTTCCACAAGGAGAGTTCCCTCATGCCCGACACCGCACCTCTGCAGCGGGTCCTGGAGCAGGACGTCGCTCCTGTGTCCACGGCCGGCAACGACCTCGACAGCGTCGTCTCCCAGGCGCCGTTCGACTGCACCGTCACCAAGGTCGAATTCGTTCCGGTGGCTGCGATCACCGGCGCCAACACCAACACCCGCTCCGTCACCCTCTTCAACAAGGGTGCAGCCGGAAGCGGTACGACCACGGTCGCCACCCTCCAGTTCGACTCGGGCGTGAATGCCTCGGCGAACGACGAGAAGACGATCACGCTCTCGGGCACTGCCGCGAACCTGGACCTGTCGGCCGGAGACACGCTGCTCTGGAGGTCCCTGCACATCGGCACTGGAATCGCCGACCCGGGCGGCCTTGTCCGCGTCACCGTCACTCGCCGCTGAGGAGCAGACCCATGGCCGAGCGCAAGAACACCCAGCCGCCGCAGGATGCGGCACAGAAGGAAGTCCAGAAGGCCGTTGACGAGGCGGAGGGCAAGGGCTACCTCGGCGTCGAGGTGGACCCGACGCCGGACGACCATTACACCGTCGCCGGCGTACTCGCAGGCAAGCCGACGCCCGAGACCGACGCCGAGCACGCTCGGAAGATCCGGCAGCAGCTGGACGACGACGCGCGCGCCCGCTGACGAAGGGAGGCCGCCGTGGCTCTCCCGGCTTTCGCGACGGCGGCCGACCTCGCCGCCGCCACTCAGCGCTCCGACCTGAGCACGGAATCCGCTGACCTGGCTCTGGCTTCGGCTTCGGCGGTCATCCGGAGTTGGACCAGGCAGTCGATCACTCAGGTGATCGATGACGTCGTCACCCTGAGGGTGCTGACTGACTACGAGCTGATCCTGCCGCAGCGGCCGGTGGTCTCGGTGTCGCAGGTCCGCGTGAACGGGCTGACCCTGCTGGACTGGGTGCTATCCGGGGACCGGCTGCTCCGGACGGGCGGGTGGCGCCGCCTGCCCGGCACTACGACCTATCCAGACCCTGGGCTGGTCGAGGTGACGTACACGCACGGGTATGCGGAGATCCCTGACGAGGTGCGGGCGGTCTGCATCGACCTGGCGGCTATGACGCTCACGAATCCCGGGGGCTTGCGGGAGGTCGCCATCGACGACTACCGGCGTGTATTCGCCTCGGAGACGTTGGGGTCCGGCGTCCTGTCGCCTGCTCACCGGGAGATGCTCGCCGGTTACCGCAGGCGCATCGGAACGGTGGGCCTGCGGTGAGCGATCTGGAGGCTGCTCTTGCTGCGGGCCGCCTGGCCGCGTTGGAGCTGCAGCGGGAGACGATCACGCTGTATCGGCCCAGCAGCGACGACGGCTTCGACTGGGACACGGGTACGGACAGTCCGGCTGCGGCGACCGTCATCTACTCGGGCCCGGCCCGGGTGAAGCCGGCGGCACAGTCCCGCGGCGAGGAGATCGACGCGGGCGAAGCGAACGTCACGCTGCGCGAATACACGGTGTCGCTGCCATGGGACACGACGGTTGCTCAGCTTCCTGCCGTGGGCGACCTCATGGACGTCTCGGCGTCTCCGGATGCCCGGATGGTCGGCTTGCGCCTGTGGGTGACGGGCCTCCAGTACAGCTCGACGGCCACGGCCTGGCGAATTACCGCGGAGGACCGGTCATGACAGCAGACACCCACGAACTGGCGCAATTGGCCATCGTGTTGGCGCAAGCCGCGCCGGAGGCAGAGCGAAGCATGGTCAGCATCGTCGTTCGGGGCGCACTCAACGTGAAGAACGAGTGGCGAGCCAACGCCATCGCCTCATCGCGCGAGCATGCTCGCCGGTACCCCTACACCATCAATTTCGACATACACCCCATGCCTGGCGGCGCCGAGGCGGATATCGGTCCGGACCGCAGTAGGGATGACGTGCAGGCGTCATACGGTGCGATCCTCGAGTTCGGCAGCATCAACAACGCCCCTCACAACGACGGTGGACGGGCTTTGCTGGCGGAGGCGCCGCGCTTCGAGGCTCAGGTCGTAGCGCTCACCGAGCGACTGGGGCGCCTGTAGTGGCGGCCCCGGACATCAAGCCGCACGTGGACGCCATCATGGCGGCCCTCACAGCGGGCGGACTGGCGGTGGGGGAAGGCGGGGCCCCATCCTCCGTGCCGACTACCGGTGCCTACGCGGCCCTCTACGTCGACCCGGGCCAGTCCCTCCCGGAGTCTCTCGCCGACCAGCGGACCAACTTCGCGCTGTCTTTCCAGATCACCTGCGTGGGTCCTACGCCGGAGAAATGCCGCTGGGCTGCCCAACGGGCCCGGATGGCCCTGCATGCCCCACTAACGGTGGCTGGTCGTACAGCGTGGCGGCCTGAGGAGCTGGGTGGCCCGCCGATGCAGCGCGATGACGATGTTTCCCCGCCCCTCTACTACCTGCCGGTGCAGTACCGGCTGCAGTCCACGTCCTGATCGGAGATTCCCATGGCGCTCCTCGCGCAGCAGGTCGTCGCACTGAGCGGCCTGACCCCGACCTACTCGGCTGCCGCCGCATCCACCACGGTGACGTGCGGCGAGCGCAGCTTCCTCCACGTCAAGAACACGAACGGCTCGTCGATGACAGTGACGCTGACCTCGACGGCCCGCGTCCGGGGCCAGCTCGCGGCGGACGTCGTCGTCACGGTCCCCGCGACGACCGGCGACAAGCTCATCGGCCCGATCACCGCCGATCTGTTTGCGAGCGCGGCCGACGGCGTCAGCTGCTCGGTCACGTACTCCAGCACCACCAGCGTCACCGTCGCCAGCCTGGTCATCTGACCCCCACCCGCGTCCTGCTCGCCCCGTCCGGCGGGGCCTTTTTCATGCCCTGGAGGGCCCCATGTCCGACCTCATCAGCGACGGCAAGACCAAGGTGGTCTGGGCGTCGTCCATCGCCAACATCGCCGCCCCGACCACGACCGAACTCAATGCGGGCGCGGACTTCACGACCCGCATCACCCCCGACGGCCTCAAGCTCGACCCGTCCACGGCGGACGTCGACACGTCTTCCCTCGCCTCGACCTTCGACACGAAGACCGTCGGTCGAGTCGGATTCGATGTGGAGCTGACTTTCAAGCGAGGCTCCACGGGCGGCGAAGACCTGCCGTACACCACGCTCAAGTACGGCGTGAGCGGCTATCTCGTGGTCCGCCGTGGCGTCGACTACGCGACTGCCTGGGCCTCCTCCCAAAAGGTGGAGGTGTACCCGATCACCTGCGGCGAGCCCGCTAACAGCTCGCCTGCCGCCAACGAGGTCATGAAGTTCATGTCCCCGATGCGGGTCACGTCGGCTCCGGCGACGGCCGCGACGGTGGCCTGATGCCCGACATCTCAGAGATCCTCAAGAAGGCCAAGAGGCGGCAGAAGTCCGTCTTTCTGTGCCTGGCTGGCGACGAGCTCGCCGTGCTGGAACGCCTTGAGAAGGAGCTCGCCGGCCTGGGCGATGCCTGGGCGCCGGGCAGTCTCGCCGAGAAGGACCCGCGTAAGAAGCTCGCCGAGAAGGTCGCAGCAGCCCGTCAGGCGGTCCGTGCGTCCGAGACGGAGTTCCGGTTCGAGGCCCTCGGCGACAAGGCCTGGTCGGACCTGATCGCCGCGCACCCGCCGCGGGAGAAGGGGCAGGGGTTTGACCCCGAGACTTTCGCCCCTGCTCTGATCGCTGCCTGCGCGGTCGACCCGGTGATGACCGTGGACCAGGTCAAGGAACTGTTCGACATCCTCAACCATGCCCAGCGTGACGTCCTGTGGCAGGGCGCATTCGATGTCAACACGGAGGCCACGGGAATCCCTTTCTCATTGACCGCCTCCGGGATCTTGGACTCCCTCACCGGCGCGAAGTAGAGACAGCCCGCGCCTGGGGCGTCCCGCGGTCCGTGTTCCTTGGCCGGGCCGTGGCCCCAGGCGAGCCGCTATGGCTCGACGAGGACCGCGCCTGGGCACTCGCCCTCGCCGAGGTCGAGCGGGATTCATGCCCCGACTGCGGCCAGCCGTGGTCTGAGGCGTCCGCGGCGGAGAACGAGTTCGACTACGAGGCCACCCTCCTGGTGTGCCACGCCTGCGCGACTGGCGCCCGTAAGGCCCACGCCCACCAGAAGGCCGGCGGCGACCCCAAGGGGCTGCACGTCGCCATCACGAGACGGGGGTAGCGCGTGGCCACTCGTACCGTGAACGTCGTCCTGACCGGCACGGCAACGCCGTTCATTAGCGCCACCCAGCAGGCGGCGCGGGCTTCTCAGGCGGCGTCTCGGCAGATCGAGACGTCGATGCGGGCGGCGACGAACTCCTCGTCGGCCGCCCTGCAGAACATGGCGCGAGCAGCCGAGACGCAGGGCGCGCGTGCTGCTGCGAGCATGAACCGCACAGCGTCGGTGACTGAGTCGCAGATGCGGCGAGCCGGAGTGAGCGGCCGGGAGTCCCTGAATCAGGTGGGCGCGGGCGCCGCTCAGGCGGCGTCCAGTATGGGCGCGGTGAACCGGGCCGCGGCGACCACCGGCGCCCAGCTGACTCAGCTGGGGGGCCGCGGCGCTGCGGGTGTGAACCAGGCCTCTGCTTCGCTGGGACAGCTGTCCTCGCGCCTGGGGGCAGTTAACACGGCCGCCGCGACGACGGGGGCACAGCTCACGGGGCTCGGCACTCGTGGTGCCGCGGCGGTCAACCTTGTTGCCGCCTCTTCGGCGCAGGCCGCTACTGGCATGGCGACGGTTGCGTCCGCGGCTACTGCGGCGGCAGCTACGACGGCCCGCCAGTTCACAGGCGCTGGCGGGGCGGTGACGCGGGTCTCTGCGGCAGCGCGCGCGGCGGCTGCAGCTGATGCCGGTCGCATCGCTTCGGCGTGGTCGTCTGCTGCGGCTGCCATCGGCGGCGGCATGCGTTTCGCGGCGTCGACCGTCGGTACGAGCATGGTCGAGGTTGCCAACACGTCCGAGAAGTCACTCAAGGCTGCCCGTGCGGCCTCGCTCGGGCTGGTAGCCGTGTTCGCGCTGGCCGCAGCGGCGGCAGCCCGCTTCGAGAAGGCGATGTCGGAGGTTCGGGCAGTTACAGGCGGCAACGCCGACGAGATGAAGGCCCTGTCGGCGGCCGCCTTGGAGGCTGGTCAGGCGACGGTCTATTCGGCGACTCAGGCGGCGAACGCCGAGGCGGAGCTGGCGCGAGCCGGCATCTCGACCGCGGACATCATCGGCGGTGCACTGCGCGGCTCGCTCGACCTGGCTGCATCCGGGCAACTCGCCCTCGGCGAGTCGGCGATCATCGCCGCTCAGGCTATGAACGCCTTCAAGTTGAAGGGTGGCGACGTCGGGCACATCGCTGACGTCATCTCTGCGGGCGCCGGCAAGTCGGCTACCAACGTTCACGCGATGGGCCTGGCCTTCCGACAGGCAGCACTCCTGTCGTCGCAGACGGGGCTGTCGCTGGAGGAGACCGTCGGCACGCTGTCGCTCTTCGCCCAGAACGCCCTCGTTGGCTCGGACGCCGGTACCTCGCTCAAGGTCATGCTTCAGAGGCTGGTCCCGCAGTCCAAAGAGGCCGCGACCATGATGGACCAGATTGGCTTCAGCGCCTACGACGCGTCCGGCCAGTTCATCGGCCTGTCGGCTCTCGCCGACGTCATGAAGTCATCCTTCTCAAAGCTGACGCCGGAGGCGCGCAACGCCGCAATGGCGACCATCTTCGGGGCAGACGCTGTACGGTCAGCGACCGTCCTGTATGAGGCGGGCTCTGCGGGAATCGATCAGTGGGTCAGTGCCGTCAACGATCAGGGGTACGCCACCCGCGTCGCTGCCACCATGACTGACAACCTCTCCGGTGACCTGGAGCGACTCAAGGGCGCCCTGGAGACTGCCCTGATCAGTTCGGGATCATCCGGCAACAAGATCCTTCGTGAGATGGCGCAGACCCTCGCTGGGGTCGTGAACTGGTACAACCAGCTGTCGCCGTCCGTGCAGTCCAACGTCACGATACTGGCCGGCCTCGTCGGCATCCTGGGCCTCGTCGGCTCCAGTCTGCTGCTGATGCTGCCTCGCATCATGGCCGTCCGGACCGAACTGGTCGCGCTAGGAGTCACGGCCGCCAGGGTTCGCGGAGCGATGCTGGGCCTGGGCGGGCTTGCGGTCATCCTGACTACTCTCGGCGCGGTCGCGACGGGCATCGGAAAGCTCACGGAGCGGTTCCGGGACGCCCCGCCCGAGATCAACAAGATGGCCGAGAGCCTCGTCGACTTCGCCCAGAAGGGCAAAGTCTCCGGCGAGATGGCCCGAATCTTCGGCGCCAACTTGGACAAGGCCGGCGACGCAATCGAGCGCATTGCCCACCCGGGCGCCCTCGATCGCGTCGAGGACTTCTTCAGCACGTTCGACCCGAACGCCGATGCGGGACCGAGCCTGGAAGCAGCCCGCGAGAAGATCCGCGGGCTGGACGAAGCGCTGGCCGGGCTCGTCTCCGGCGGCGCAACCAAGGAGGCCGCGGAGAATTTCAAGCGGCTATCCGAGGAAGCCAACAAGCACGGAACCAGCACCGAAAAGCTCATGACGCTGCTGCCTCAGTATGAGGGCGCCCTGGCCGCGACCTCGACGTCGGCCAAGCTCGCCGCGGGCTCGCAGAAGGAGCTCGGTGACGCCACGCAGCTGACTGCGGGTGATCTGCAGGACACCCGCACCGAGGCTGACAAGTTGAAGGATTCGCTGGACCTGCTGAACGGGGCGGCGATCTCTTCAGCCGAGAAGGAGATCTCTTTCCGGGCGAGCCTGAAGGATCTCACCGACACGGTGAAGGAATCCGGCCACAGCCTGGACGTCACATCGGAAGCCGGCCGGAAGGTGAAGGGGAGCTTCCTCGATGCTGCGCAGGCGGCGATGGCGCACGCGAAGGCCGTCACCGAGCAGCAGAACAGTGTGGAGGCGGGCAACGCGGTCCTAGAGCAGGACATCGCTGTTCTGAAGCGGCAGATGGAGGCAGCCGGATTCTCGACCGAGGCGATCAACGGGCTGATCGGCGCTTACGCCCAGGTGCCCACCCAGGTCGTCACGGATATCAAGGCTGAGACCGATGCCGCTGTCGCTGACCTGCAGAACGTGCAGGCGGAACTCGGCAAGACGAAGGGTAAGTCGATCACGATCGACGCCCTCACTCAGCAGGCCGAACTGAACCTGACGCAGCTCGGCTTCAAGGTCGTCCGGCTCCCGGACGGGCACGTCACGGTGTACATCCCGACCGGGCCGCCCAGCGCGGCTGTCGATGCGATTCAGGGCCGGATCAACAGCATCCAGGGCCGCACCGTGGGTGTCGGCGTCTACCTCAAGGCGACCGCCTCCGACTCGGACGCCAACGGCATCCCCGACCTCATCCAAGCCCGACGTGACGGCGGCCTCGTGGGTTACGCCACGGGGGGCGCGGTCCGCGGCTACCCGACCGGCGGCGCGGTTCGCGGTCCCGGCTCGGGCACCTCGGATTCCATCCTTGCCCGCATCAGCAACGGCGAATACGTGATCCGGGCGGCGAGCGTCCGCCAGTACGGCGTAGGGCTGCTCGACCAGCTGAACGCGGGCCGGCTTCGCCCAGCGTCCGGCTACAGCGCACGGCCGGCAGCCCAGTTCGGGTCGGGCGGCTCTGGAGCCCCAGTTCAGGAGGTCGCCAAACACGTCACGATCAACCTGTATGGGGCCAAGCAGTCCTCTGCCGAGCAGGCTGCCGAAATTCAGCGACACCTCGCCTTCGCGAACTGAGAGAGGTGATCGCCTGTGCCGTACATCCCCGGCACCAGCCTCGGCGGCCGCCGGGTCGACCTCGGCAGCGTCTCCCTGGGAATGGTTGACGCTGCCGGAGTCGCCTGGCATCTGATCGCAATGGACGGCTGGGACAGCCCCGAGCTGCGTGCCGAGTACTCGCCGCGCGAGGCTGACCATGGCGCGTGGGCTGCCCCCGTCTACCTCGGGCAGAGACCGATCACCCTCGCTGGGAAGATCGAGACGTCGAGCCTGGCGGCCCTAGACAGCGCCATGGAGCGGCTGATTGCGGCCTGCGCCCTGACGGACACCACGCTCACGGTGTACGAGACGACGCCCAAACAGGCGACCGTCAGACGCTCCGGCCAGCTTCTTCTGCGCCCGATCACGGACCGCATCGCCGAGTATTCGATCCTCGTCACAGCCGCTGACCCGCGCCGCTATTCGACGGTGCAGCAGTCGCGATCGACGGGCCTGCCGTCCGTGACTGGCGGCCTGACAATCCCCGTCACCGTCCCGTTCACCATCAGCACGACCGTGACGGGCGGCGCCTTCACTCTGGTCAACGACGGCAGCATCGGCACACGCCCGACCTTCACGATCACCGGCCCTGCCGCAATGCCAGTCATCGTGTGCGAGCGGCAGGACGGGACGATCGTCCAACTCGCCTACACGCAGACTCTCGGCGCCGGCGACACCCTCGTCATCGACACCGACGCGCACACGGTCACCCTCAACGGGACCGCGTCCCGACGCCGGTACCTGTCGGCGCAGCCGGCCTGGCCTGAGATCCCGCCCGGCGACTCCCTGTCGGTCCAATGGACCGCCTCAGCCTATGACGCCGCCGCCCTGCTCACCGGCACCTGCCGGTCCGCCTGGATGTAAAGGAGCCCGATCGTGGTTGCTACAGATCCGACCTGGCTCGCTCTGACCTACGACGAGGTAGAGCTCCGTAAAATGGACTCCGCTTTCGTGATGGCCAACGGCTCCGCACTCGGGTCCCGCGGCGGGATCCGCCCCGGCGACCCCGGCTTGGCCGTCTCGCTGGCCGGCACGACGGTCAACGTCACCGCCGGTACAGGCGCTGTACACCGCTCGGGGCAGGGCGTGTACCGGGTGCAGCTCGCGGCGACCAGCCCCGGAACCCTGTCGGCCGCGCACGCAACGTTCAGCCGCATCGATCTCGTCTACGTGCGGGTCTGGGACAACTCGGTCGACTCCAGCGGGCTGAGCAAAGCGGACACCGTCTATTTGGCGGGCACGCCGTCCGGGTCCCCGGTTGCCCCGACCCCCGGCGCCACCGAAATCTATCTGCCTCTCGCGACGATCACCGTGCCGTCCACAGGTGGCGGCGGCACCGGTTCGGCGACGGTCTCCTCAACAGTCCGACAGGTGACCGTCGCTCCGGGCGGCATCCTTCCTGTGACATCCGCAGCCGACATCGCTATCGCCGGCGTCTATACCGGCCAGGCCCGCTACAACACCGTCCGCGGCACTGTCGAGTACTGGAACGGCAGCGCTTGGGCGGCGCCCGGCGACTGGGTCGCCTACACGCCGACCTGGGCGGGGATGAGCGCCCTTGGCTCATCGGTGTCGACGGGGCGTTGGGCGCGCGTCGGTAACACGATCGACGTCACTGCACAGCTGGTCTGGGGTTCCGGCAGCACTATCGGCTCCGGTGCGATCACCGTGTCCCTGCCCGCGGCCGCAGCCTCCAGCGTCCCCGCTGGGTTGGCACCGGCTACTACAGCGACGGCCTCAACCCGTTCAAACCGCTGGCCGGCATCATCTCCGCCGGCGGTTCGGTCATGTCGCTGTTCGCAACGCGTCAGTCCGACATCGGCTACCAGAGCCCCGGCTCGCTCGGCTACTCCTGGGTCAGCGGGTCCTCCATGAACCTGCAGATCCGGTACGAGGCGGCCTGATGAAGGGGCCTCTAGAGATCGCCTGGTACGGGTGTGCGCTCGCCGACGGAGCCATAGCCGAAGAGCTCCGTTCTCTCGTCCCGGCAGGCGCCCTCAGCCGCAGGCTCGGTGCCGCCACCAGCACCAACTTCAATCTCACGGCCAGCGGCGCTCCTGACGAATGGGAGAGCGCCACCGACCCCGGCAGAACCATGGTCGTCGGAGTCGACACCCTCACGAACACCCCGATCTGGGCTGGCCTCAGCCTGGTACGGGATGGCGGCTCCGACGAGGAAATCGAGTTCGCTCTGACGAGCCCGAGGGCTACCTCGACCGCCGCTACCCAGGGACCTACTCCGCTACGCAGACCGACGCCTCAACAGTGATGGCCGCCCTGGCAGCCCCCGTCACGACCGCCGGCCTGCCACTCGTCTTCGATACGACCCTGTCCGGCCTGCTGATCGACTTCGAGATGCTCGACAGCGACGACAAGACCATCTTGTCCGCGCTCCAGACGATCAGCGCCATGGAGGGTGCGCCGGAATGGACGACCGATGTCGTCTGGGCTAACGCCGCAAAGTCGGCCTTTCAGCTGGTGATGCGCATCCGCCCACGCATCGGCACCCAGACCGACACCCCAGAGGCGATCTTCGACATGCCCGGCTGTATCAGCAAGTACCGCCTCCGGGAGTCCTACGAACACGGCAAAGGGGCGACCGTCGTGGTCGCGACGGGTGAGGGGCAGGGCGACTCCCGCATCGAGTCCGACGTGCAGACCGCTACCGACTTGATCGCCGCGGGCTGGCCTCGCTGGATCTACCGGTACAGCCCCGGCACCGGCATCACTGATGTCGACCAGCTCAACGCTCACGCCGAGGCCACTCTGCAGCTGCTGCAGTCGGGCAGCCGGTCCTGGACGGTCAATGCCACAGCCTCTCAGGCTCCGCGCGTGGGATCCGACTGGTTCCTGGGCGACAGCCTCAGCGTGCAGATCGCCACCTCCCCGAGGCATCCCCGAGGCGCAACCGCCATCGCCCGCGCCTACGGATGGGATCTCGACGTCGCCGCGGACACGATCACCCCGATCCTGCTGGAGGAGTGACATGCCGCTGCCCGTCGATCTTCTCCCGCCGACACCGCAGGCCATCTGGCAGGCGATCAAGCAGCTGCAGCGGGACTACCGAGAGCTGGTCGCGGCCCGCCGGTCGGAGCGGACGGGCACGCTGCGGGTGTACACGTCAGCCGGGACGCTCATCATCGAGACCGGCCCGACGCCGTCGACCCACCTGAACGGCAGTGTGCAGGAAGGGATCCGCCTGTACCGCGAGGACGGTTCGCTCGTCGCCGCGGTGCAGGCGGAGCCGTCCGTGACCGGCGTGAACACCCAGTCGTGGACGCTGTACGACCGGCTCGGGAACGCCGTCATGGGCGACGATCCGATCCCGGGCGCCGGGTTGTCCCGGCCGTACATACCGATCGCGTTCGCCGACTCCAACTTCCTGGACTGGCCGGCAACGTTCAGCATTCCGTGGGTCGACCTGAAGCAGACCACGATCAAAAAGCAGCAGGCGATGGCCTACGTCGTCATGGGTCACACCATGGACACCTCCGGCGCCAACGGCCAGGTGCAGATGTACGTCAACGGCACGGCGATCGGCTCGCCTACCGCGGTGACGTTCAGCGTCACGACCACGACCGTCGGCCCGTTCGCGCTGCCCGGCAACCACCTCGACGACGTCGACATCCGGATGAAGGCACGTTTCACCGGCGGCGCTGGCAGCCTCCGCGGCCAGATCATGGCCGCCTCCCAGATCCAGTCGTAGGAGCCGCCATGGGCACCCCGCCCGAGCCACCGGAACGGCCGCCCGGCTACGACAACATCATCGTCGAGCTGCCGATCCCGCTGTCCGAGCAGAACCCGCCCGAACTCCCCGACCCGCCCATCGAGCCCGAGCCCGACCCGGGCGGCGAGGCCACCATCGCAACGTAGGAGGCCTCATGGCCTGGTACCCCGGAGCTACCAAGATGGAGCTCCAACCCGAGTCGGACAGCCAGCCGGCCATCGTCCCTACCCAGCTCATCTTCCACTCGGTCGCCGCACCGTGGACGAAGGAGCGGATCTTCGAATTTTGGCGCGACAGCACCAACCTCGACTCCCACTTCGGCCAGTCCTACGACGGCAGCATCGCCCAGTACATCGGCACCGAGACCCGCGCCGACGCCAACTACCTGGCAAACCGGCGGCCCGACGGGACTGGCGCGGTGTCCATCGAGACGGCATCGAACGACAACCACACGGACCCCTGGACAGACGCCCAGGTCGAAGGGCTGATCCGGCTCGGCGTGTGGATGCACGAGAGGCACGGCCTCCCGCTGCGAATCTGCCGCAGCGCTTCCGATCCCGGCTACGGATACCACCGCCTGTATGGCGACTGGGCCGTCAGCGGGACCGCCTGCCCGGGTGACGCGCGTGTCGCGCAGTTCAAGAACGTGATCTTCCCGGCCATCGTCGCCCGCGCGACAGGCCAGGCCCCCAACCCGTCCGAGGAGGACGACATGCCCACAGCCGACGAGATCGCCACCGCCGTCTGGCGCCACACGGAGACCAACGCCGCCACCGGCAAGCCGGTCGACATGGGCGCCGTCATGGCCTGGATGGACAAGGTCCACAACACCCAGGTCGACACGATCGCCAGGCAGCTCGCCGCAACCCAGGCCGCCGTCACCGCGCTCGCCACGCTGCTCGGCCAGCACGACGACGCCGACACCGCCACCATCGTGGCCGCGGTCAAGAAGGCCATCGCCGACGCCGTCGTCAAGGTCGACGTCACTGTCAGCGGCACCCCGACGGAGGGCTGACCATGAAGCTGTTCAATCGGGAGCCGGCGCTCTGGCTCGGTCTCGTCGCGATCACCGTCAAGCTCCTCGCCGCGTTCGGCCTCGACGTGAGCGCCGACCAGCAGGCCGTCATCAACGCGGTCGCCGCGGCCCTCGTCGGTCTCGCGCTCGCCGTGATGGCGCACGATGCGATCGGCGCCGCCGTCCTCGGCCTCGCCCAGGCCGTCCTCGCGCTCGCCGTCGGGTTCGGCCTGGACTGGTCTGCCGAGCAGCAGGCCGTCGTCCTCGCCGCCGCGTCCGCGGTCGTCGCCATGTGGGACCGGACGCAGATCACCGCCCCGGCGCCGGCCGCCGCGGTACAGCGACCGCTCTCGGGCGTGTAGTGCGGTGCCGCGTCGCCAGGTGGCTCGGCAAGCGCCTGGGCCGCCGCGGCCCTTTCCTGCTGTTCATGGGAATCGGCAAGATCTGTTTCGGCATCGGGCTGATCGTGGAACCGCCGTCCACGCTCGGCCTCAGCCTCCTCACCCACTACGCCCCGCTGCACTGCTGGGCCTGGGTGTGGATCCTCGCCGGGATGGCCACGTTCATCTGCGCCTGGATGAGGTTCACCCAGGACGGCCTCGGCTTCGTCGCCGCCAGCATCCCGCCATCCCTGTGGGCGTTCGCCTACGGCTGGGCCGGGTTACTAGGCGACTACTCCCGAGGCCTATGGGTGTTCGCGTGGTACATCACATCCCACTGTGGCGTTATCTGGTGGGCATCCCGTACACCTCCCGGCGGCGGACACACCCCACATCAGCGGGAGGTGGCTGAAGGGAGACCCGGATGAACGGGATGTGGGGCCTGGTCGGCGCGGCGGTTACCGTGCTCGGCGTCATCACCACGGGATGGTTCACCTATAAGGGTACGCGGGTTGCGGCGGCTCTGGCCGCAGGGCCGGCCGCCAAGGCCCAGGATTTCGCCGTCCTCCAGGCGACGGTGGCGCGAGTCGACGAGGAGAACGGTGAACTGCGAGGCAGACAGTCCCGCCTGGAAGCCCTTCTCCGGGCGTTCGCCTGGACGACCGACAGGTGGGCGCAGCAGATGCACAGGAACGGCATCGAGCCCGAGCCGCCCCACCCTCTGGTGGATGAATACAACCGAACTGGAGTGTGATGATCGGTATCCTGCTTGCCCACTTGGCGGGCGACTACCTGCTCCAGTCCCACTGGATGGCAAACGAGAAGACGAAGCACTGGTGGCCCGCGTGGGCGCACGCGCTCACCTATGGACTGCCGTTCCTGCTCGTCACCCAGTCGCCTGCCGCGCTGGCCGTCATCGTCGGGACTCACGCGGTCATCGATCACTACCGCCTGGCACGCCATGTCGTCTGGGTGAAGAACTTCCTGGCACCCCGCAGTCACTGGCGCACGTGGTCGGAGTGTTCCGCGACGGGGTACCCGAGCGAGACGCCGCCGTGGCTGGCAGTCTGGCTGATGATCATCGCCGACAACACCATCCACCTGATCATCAACGTGGCGGCCGTCCACTACCTGTAGCCAGCAGCCCCCGCCCACCCGGGCGGGGGCGCTTCTTCATACCCAACTCCCGCCGCGTGCCCGGCGATAAGATGCCAAATCGCCGGTGTCCAACAACCGATCGGTTGTTGGACACGGCGCCCCGCGGGGACGGTCCTGGGGTTACACGACCGCCACCGCGTCCATAAAGGGTGTCCAAAAATTCGAAGCGTTCATTAACCATCAACCACCCCTTTCTGTACGGTTCTTGCATGACCACAGCCGCCCAGTGGGCAGCCGACGGCGAAGACACCCTCGCCGCGTTCCCCGCCAACGTGACTGGCGTCCTCATCGGATACGCCCGCGTCTCCACCAAGGGTCAGAACCTCGACCGCCAGATCGCCGCGCTCACCACGTGCGGCTGCGCCAAGGTCTTCGCGGACAAGAAGTCCGGCAAGACCGTCGAGCGCGAAGAGCTCTGGAAGGCGCTGGAGTACGCCCGCCCCGGCGACACCCTCGTCGTACCGTCCCTCGACCGTCTCGGCCGCTCCATCCAGGACCTCATCGCCATCGTCGCCGGCCTCCGCAAACGCGGCATCGGCTTCCGCTCACTGCATGAAGCCCTCGACACGACCACCCCCGGCGGTCGGCTCGTCTTCCACGTCTTCGCCGCGCTCGCCGAGTTCATCCGCGAACTCATCGTCCAGGGCACCCATGAAGGACTCGCCGCCGCCCGAGCCCGCGGCGAGCGCATCGGCCGCCCGCCGGCCATGACCGAGGAGCAGATCCTGCACGCCCGGTCCATGCTCGCCAACCCCGAAGCCTCCATCGCCTCCATCGCCCGGCTGCTCGGGATCAGCCGGACCACGCTGTACAAGTACGTCCCAGAACTCCGAGCTGGCCACCGACCGGAGCTGACAGCCCGCGCCGCAAACGGAGAGCTGTCATGAAGACATGCGGTCGCCTGACCAAGCGCAACGGCATCTGCCGTTCACCGGTGCTTGCCTACTGGGGCATGCCGCACACCGTGCCCAAGGCCGCCTCGTGCCGCGCCCACCTCACTCCGGAGGAGTCCGAGGTCTACGACAAGGCGGTCCAGGAGCGTGAGGCGAGCGTCGAAGCCTCCTGGAAATGGTTCTTCGAGCAGGAACCAGCCTGCTGGCGTTGGCCCGCGGTCGGTGTGATTGCCGCCAGCGAGGCGGAGCAGTTCCAGGTCCTGTACGAGTGGCACGCCGACCGCTGTGCGATCTGCGGCCGTCGCGCCCACCTTGTCGAGGATCACGACCACGCCACCGGCTTGACCCGCGGCTACCTGTGCACCAGCTGCAACACGCGGGAAGGCATCTACGCAAGGGAGCCGGAGGGACCGTTCGCAAAGTACCGCGAACGCCACCCGACAACGATCCTCGGCCTGAGGCTCCGCTACTGGGACCCCTTTGCCAAGGCCTACGCCAAGCCACGCCCACCGCTGTCGGAGGCTGACGCCTGGACCGACGCCGCGTCCGACGACATCGGCCTGTAGAGAGGAACTCAACATGAACAGCAACACCCACCCGCTGCGTTACCGCCTCCGCGGGGGTCGCAACGTACACGCGGTCAAGTTCATCGCGCGCAACACCTCGGCCATCACCGCCTGCGGCGAGATGGTCCTGGACAAGGACGAGAGGCAGTACGAAGGGAAGCCCGTGACGTGCAGTGCCTGCGCCCGACGACTCCAACGCGCTTAAGGGAACGTTATGCGCTAGCCCAACCCGAAGGAGGCCACGTTGAAGACCCCGATCGACATGCCCAGCTCATGGCTCGGCGAGCTGGAGCAGGCCGCCCAGGAGCGCGAGGATGAGATCGTGCGCTTCGTTCTCCAGCAGCCCGACTACCCGCCGCTACCCGCCTGCCCCGAGTGCGGCGCCGAACCCACGGAGATCAAGCAGCGGATGGGGGACCCCGACTTCGACATCGACCACAACTTCGCATGGGTGGCCTTCGAGCCCTGCGGGCACGTCTTTCGAGCCCGCGCCGTCTGACCGTCCTGCCACACTGGAGCCACCCGAAGGAGGGACGCCATGCGCGTGATCCGCTGGACCCAACGGAACTTCGAGCCAGCCGCCTACACGTTCGCCGCCACGTGCGCGATCGCCCTGGCGGCCATCGCGCCGATCGCCTGGAAGTAGGGGACGCCATGCCGTACCGCCCGTACCCGAACGCGGACCGCGCCCTTCGGCAGCTCGCACGCCAGCAGGCCGAGACCGCGTTTCACCCGCACGTCATCTTCGATCCGAGTACCGGGGTCTTCGCCGAGTGGAATCGGATGCTAACCATCGCGGCGCGGCAGGCGCCGGAGGCGTTCATGAAGGAAGTCGCTAAGGCCTTCCGCGGCGCCCAGCGGGCCTGACGCCTGTCGGTGCCGCGCGCCACACTGGGGGCAGTCCCTCGTGGCTTAGCGGCTAGAGCGCTCGGTGCACCGCCCTCCGGGGTAACTGAAAGACGAGATCGCGGGTTCGAGTCCCGCCGAGGGATCCAGCCCCCACCTTCGGGTGGGGGCTTTCTCGTGTCCGGAATCTTGCTCTGTCATATGCCTACCGATGCCCCGGCCTGCGGGTTTACGGTGTCCGCACCCGATCCCCCCGGGGGCCGGTATCCCTCCCGACCTCCCTGCGGGAGGGCTGCCGCGCGTCACGGCCCGTCGGGCTCCTCGTACACGTGCGGCTGTCCGCCCTGCCAGGCGATGACCTCCGAGTCGCCGAGGACCAGGTCGTCCGGGTCGGGTACTTCGATCCGCCGCAGGAACTCGATCAGGTCCGCATCGGAGTAGGCGACGCCGAGGACGGTGTCGACGCCGGCGATCCGGATCACGCCCCGCCGGCCACCCGACGGGGAGATCCGGTGCACGAGGATCGGCGCACGCTCCATCCCTCCAGCCTGCGTCGGGCCGGTCAGTCCAGCACGCCGAGCTCGACGTCCGGCCGGCAGTACGGGCAGGCCTCCAGCTGCTCGGCCAGCGCACGCAGCGCGGCATCACGGGTGAGTGCGTGCCGCCGGAAGCCCTTGCCGCCCATCGCGCAGCCACCGACGTGCACCGTGGTCGGCCGTCGGCTCAGATCGAGCTCCAGCTCCCACTCGGCGGGCGGGGCGGGCGGCAGACGCGCGGCCAGCTCGGCGAGCCGCTGCTCCTCAGCGGCGATCCAGCCGCGGGTCCGCTCCAGGTCCTGCAGCTGCACCCGCTCCAGGAAGCGGAGGAGGTCAAGACGGGACGGCTGCGGATCGGACACAAGTTCGATTCTACGCTGATCGGCGCATGCCCTTTGTCAGTGCCACCTGCGAACATGTCCACATCAGGCACTCACTCCTAGCTAGCGGGGATGCTGCTGGGCGAGTGCAGCACCGCCCCGCCGGGCCTGTCTGGGCTTGTGAGACCGGCGGGGCGGAGCGCTGTCAGGCCTCGGTCGGCTCCGGGTGCCGGACCGCCTTCTTCAGCCTAGGCGGCGGGTACGACAGTGGCCCGCAGCCATGCGGCGAGCAGACGCTGGTACTCCTCCGACCCGGCCCCACCGGAGGCGACGAGCGCGCGGATCCGCTCGTTCAACTCGGCAGCCTCAGGGGTCGGGATCATGCCGAACAGGATAGCGAGCAGCACCCACAGTTGGCCCCGGCCGCCCATAGGATCGGCCCATGATTCGAGCTGTCGTTTTCGATGTTGGCGAGTGCCTAGTAGACGAGACCCGCGAGTACGGCACCTGGGCCGACTGGCTCGGCGTCCCCCGCCACACCTTCGCCGCCATGTTCGGCGCGGTCATCGCCCAGGGCCGCGACTACCGCGAGGTCTTCCAGCCCTTCAAGCCTGGCTTCGACCTGACCGCCGAGCGGGAAGCGCGCGCCTCCGCCGGCCAGCCGGAGCACTTCGACGAGTCCGACCTGTACCCGGACGTGCGGCCCGCGCTGGCCAAGCTTCGAGCGGACGGCCTGTGGCTCGGCATCGCCGGCAACCAGACGGTCCGCGCGGGCGGCATCCTCCGAGGCCTCTTCGCCGACGACGTCGACCTGATCGGCACCTCCGACGACTGGGGCGCCAGCAAGCCCGACCTCGCGTTCTTCGAGCGCGTGGCCGAGGTCGTCCCCTACATCGCCGGCGAGATTCTCTACGTCGGCGACCGCGTCGACAACGACCTCCGCCCCGGCGCCACCGCAGGCATGCACACCGCGCTCATCCGCCGCGGCCCCTGGGCCACCATCCAGTGGGACACCGAGGAAGCGAAGAAGCTGCCGACCTTCCGGGTCGACAGCCTCCTCGAGCTCCCCGCGCTGATCGGCGAGTTCAATTCGCGAGAGCGCTGAGCATCGCACCCCAGCTGAACAGCCGGTCATCGAGAGCACGGACGCACGGCTCGCTCTGCCACGGAGCGAGCCCTCGCCGAACCTCCCGCACCCGCTCCATGCCGGTCGCGTACCAGTGCGTCTCCAGCAGATCCAGGGCACGGACCGCGTAGTCGCAAGCCTCTTCCGGCTGGCCGGCCGCCACCTCGACGGCAGCGAGGTCACCGAGGACGACCGTTCGCTGCTTGTCCGCGTCGGCCGGCAGATCGGCCAGGACGCCCAGCAGCGTCTCCCGGGCCTGCGGCAGATGCCCGGCACGCAGCTGGACGTTCCCCTTGAACGCCAACAGACGGACGGGGCTGAACCAGTCCATCCACTCCGGGGACGGCTCCTCGCGGCCGGCCGCCAGGACGTCCTCGCCGTGCGCGATCAGGTTCAGTGCGGTCCGCGTGTTGCCGCAGCGGGTCTCACACTCGGCCTCGACCGCGTCCAGCCACGCCAGCAGCTCCGCGGATGCCGGACCGCGGCGGGCTGATGTCCGGGCCATGGCCATCCGCTCCGCCGCGCCCGCCCGGTCACCCGCCCAGCCAGGGACGAACGCCGTGTGGGCGAGGATCGCCGCGCCGAGCAGCGCATCGTCCGCGTCGCCGGCAGCCTGCAGCGCGCGCAGCCACGTCTCCCGCGCCCGGCCCGGCTCGGACAGGTCGAAGAACTCGATGCGGCCGGCCAGGAGCCAGGACTCGGCGAGCGCCGACGCCACAGACTTGCGGATGACACCGGCCGTCGCGGGCAGCAGGGCGGCACCGAGCGTGGCGTGCGCCGCCACCGCCGGATGCAGCGTGGCCGGCGCCACCGTCCAATACAGGCGCCGGTGGGCGCGGGTCACCGTGGCATAGGCGGAGGCCGCCGAAGCCGGTTGCGCGGCGTTCGGCACAGCCATCGGCGCCACCGGAGGCGTCCGAAGCACACGGCCCGCGTCGGTGCCCGAGGGAGCAGGGAAACCAAGATCTTCGATTGCGGTAACGTCGAGCAGGTCCATCAGCGCAAGCCGAAGATCAGGGGTCGGCAGCTGAGGGCTACTGGACTCCCAGCGGCGTACCTGGCGCTCACTGACGGCCAGCCCGCGGGCGGTCAGGGCGTCGGCGAGCTGCTGCTGCGAGCGGTATCCCGCTGCCTGACGCGCCGCCCTGAGGCGCGCATTGCCTAGCGGTCGGGACATCCCAACCTCCATACGTCGTAGGGGCGGTGGCAAGTCTGGCAGCCGGGCCGCAACCAGGCCACGAATCACCCACACGAGACCTCAGACGTCCGCAAAGCGGCCAACAAGAGGCCGCTTCATGTCCTCGTATCCCGTCCGCAAAGAGGCCACGCTGTGCACCACCACTCGCCGCCGAGAGCAGGAGCACCGCTGTGGTCACAGACGACCTACCAGACGTCGACACCGTCATCACGCAGACGCTGGTCCCCTACGGGAGGATGCCGTCCGCCGTCGAGGTGGCCCTGCTCACGGACCACCTGCTCACCTACGGCCAGCAAGCCATTGCCCGGGTACAGCGCCTGCCCGAGGCTGACCAGCCGCCGTTCGCTGGCAGTCTGCGCGACTGGGAGTACCTGGTGGCTACGGGCCCGACGGACACGGCCGGCGTCGCGAACTGGACCTACGCCCGAGGCCTCGCCCGCGTCGTCCGAAACCTGTCGCACGGGCTACGGGCCGCCACCTAGACTCCCGCCCCTCCTGCTGCGGCGGCTACGGGAGGGGCGGGTATTTGACGGCTAGAGCGCCGTCACGAGGGCATCGAGGCCACCCCGGTCCCCACGCGTCCACGGCCCAGTCACACTCCAGCCAGCAGCGTGCAGCGCCGCTTCGCAAACTGCGGGTCGCACCTCGCCCTGCGGGGCCGGCAGTGAGAGGAGGAGCAGGTTCTTGCCTTCGTCAAAATGCCCGCTGTACTGACGGACCTGCAGGTGAAGGCCATCCGGGCTGGTGTATGCCTCGGCTCGCAAGAGCGGCCGTGAGAACGGCTCCAGCGGCATGCCGGGGGTGAACGGGTTGAAGTCGCTGGGCGGATAGCCGTCGGCGCCCACGTCCCAGCGCTGCCGCCATAGACCATCGCCGACGAGCCGCCGAAGCAGCGCATTGAACTGCGTGACCACCTCGGGTTGGACGTGAGGCGGGCGGATCAGCCAGGCGAAGCCGCCAGGTCTCTCGACCGGCACGGCGATGCCTGGCGCGGGGAGCAGGCTTTCGGTTGCTGGGGTGAGGAGTTCCCAGCGGGCTTCGGCGATTCCCAGGCCTTGCGGAGGGAGTTCGAGGCGGGGTTGGCCTGGCACCCACACCTGTACCCAGCGATTGGCTGCCTCGGAAAGGATGTATTTGTGAGTTTCCGTCATGTAGTCGACGAAGGCTTGGCTGGCGCCGCCTCTGACGATGCGGGTCACAGCGGTGCCCGGAGTTTCGGTGGTCTCGACGAGCCTGCCTTCGGGCAGGGCGTCGACGAGTTCGTAGTGGGAATCCGTGATCGGGTGTATCTCGTACTCGGGCATCGGCCCCCCAATGGCGCGCACACAAAATCGAACACCTGTCCGGTCGATTGGCGTGTGGAGGCATCATGCCCGACTGTCCAAAATTCGACTACCGCCGAATGGGTCGCGACTACGCCCCGTCAGCGCTGCTCGGGAAGGCGATGTCCATCAGCTGCCGCAGCCGGTCGCGCTCCTCGGCCGTCATGCGCTCGACGCGCTGCACCAGGGAGCGGACCTGCCCGTCCTCACTTTCGACGTTCTCCACGTCGTAGTACTGGGCCGCGGCGGCGTAGGCCACGGTCTTGTACGGCAGGTCCAACGCGACTGCAAGCCATTGCAGTTGGCGACGCGTCGGGTGCTTGGCGAGCGTGCCAGCCTCCAGCTTTTGGAACCAGGTTTTCCCGAGCGCAGGCATGCCTGTGTCGGGATCGAGGGTGCGCTGCTCCATGTCACGCAGGCTGAGTCCAGTGCGCTGGCGGTGAGCCTTGAGTAGATCCACGAGCTCGGTTCCGGTCGGCTGTTCGGGCATTGACTCCACCCCCGCGTTATTGAATCGTGACGCTGCTGCCGCGCTGCGTAGTCAACCCGGGCTCAGGGGTGTACGCACGCTTGATTCCTTTAGTCCAGACCGGAGATTACCCGCGGCGACCCCAAATGGGAACGCTCGGGTCCGATCCGTGGACAACGCGATTCGGCCATGCCATCCTGAATATGCCAACAGGCACCCGGCTCGGCGGGGCTGGATCCGCCTGCGTGACTATGGCATGAGGTCTCTCGCCGGGAGGCGCAGGACGCGGGCGAGGCGGAGAAGCAGACTGAACTTCGGATCCGTCTTGCCGGCCTCAGTCTTTTGCAGGGTTGTCCGGTCGATCCCGGCCATCTCGGCCAACTTCTCCTGCGTGAGGTCCGCTTCCAGGCGGGCGTCGCGGATCCGATTGCCCAGGTCAATGCGGGCTTGAAGGATCCACGGAGGTGTAGCGGGCTGCACCTACTAGACACTCAGACTTGAAGATCGTTTTGTCTGCGGGATATATCCCGCAATTTGTGATCAACGCCGCCACAGTCGGCGACCAGACGGCCGCGGGTGCAGCGGCGAGGGCCCCACTATCAGCGTGGTAGGGCGCGACAGGCATCCAGCGGCAAGGCGACCCCCCTCCGATGCATGGAGGGGGGGTCGCCGCTTTTGGCCCCTGACCTGCAACAACACCAAGATCCCTTGGGGGGATTTTAGGGGGCGGGACGCCGTAGCGACACTGCATGAGAGCGTAGCGAGGCTGCACTGACGCGTAGTCAAACTGCATACAGATGCACGAAAGCCCAGGTGCAGATGGTTCTGACCTGGGCTTTCCCGACCTCCTTCGAGGTCAACGCGGTGGGCGTGGACGGTTTCGAACCGCCGACATCTGCTTTGTAAGAGCAGCGCTCTACCCCTGAGCTACACACCCGTGGATGAGTGGACAGCCTACATGGCAGGCGCACCCCCCACGCAAACCCGCATCCGTGGGAGAGAATGGACCGGGGCATGGCGGAGGCGGTACGGGAGAGGGATTGTGACGACGGCATCCCGCAGGTGGTTCGGCGGGCGGGACGAGAGTCGGCGGGCGGATGCGCAGGCGGCGAAGGATGCCGCCGCGGCCGCGTTCTACGAGCTGGACACCGCGCAGCGGGATCTGCGGATCTCCATGGAGACCATCGCGGCCGCCGACGGGTCTCCCGCGGCGCGGCAGGCCGGGGAGGGGTTCGCCGCGCTCGGGCAGCGGATCGACCAGGTCAGCCACGTGTACATCGAGGCCGTCGACGCGCACGACCTCGACCGGGTGGACCTGGAGGGGTCCGTCGCCGCGCGGGCGCGGGAGCAGCTGACGCGGGCCCGCGACGAGCTGGTCCGGGTCAAGGGCGAGCTGGACCGCTTCGCCCAGGGGCTGCAGCCGCTGCTGGACAAGGCCGAGACGCAGCTGGCCCGGGTGGCGCCCGCGCGGGAGCGGGCGCGGGCGGCGCTGCTCGCGGCGAGCACGGCGCTGGACGACGTACGGGGCAAGGGGATGCGGGCCGACGAGTTCGCGGCGCGACTGGCCGCGCTCGGGCCCGAGCTGACCCTGCTGAACCAGGGCGCCGCGCAGCACGGGGTGCAGGAGACCATCCAGCGCGCGGACCGGATCCTGCGGGACGCGGAGGCGATACGGGCCGAGGTGGCGCGGCTCCCGGAGCGGGCCGCGGAGATCGACCGGCGGCTGGTGAGCCTGCGGACCCGGGCGCAGGCGCTGCGCAATCGGGCGGACCGGGTGGATCCGGTCCTCAGTGAGCTGCGCCGGCGGTTCAGTGCGGCGTGCTGGCAGGACCTGCAGCAGGTGCCGGATCAGGCCGTACGGGACGTGGCGCGGGCCGAGGAGCAGCTGAAGGAGGCCGCGCGGGCGCGCGAGGAGCAGCGCTGGGCGGACGTGTCGGCTTTGATCGAGTCGGTCCGGGGTGCGCTGGACGCCACCGACGAGGCGGTGTCTGCGGCGCAGGACCGGCTGTCGCGGCTGGAGGCGGTGGCGCGGGACCCGCAGGCGGAGGTGCAGCGGACCCGGTTCGCGATCCGGGATGCGCAGCGGCTGGCGATGGAGGGCCGCAGTGTGCCCGATCCGCGGCACGCGCGGCCGCTGGACGAGTCGGTGGCGCGGATGGAACGGGCGCTCGCCGGGTTGGAGGAGCGGCATCCCGACTACTGGCATTTCCTTCAGGAGATGGAGCAGGTGCGGGCAGCCGTGGGGCGGGTCGTCTCCGACATCCGCGGCGGGCGCGGGAGCGGCTGAGGTCGGCTGAGGTCCACGTCGGCTGACGTCGGCCACCTCGGCCGACGCCGCCCGGGCCGGCCGAGGTCAAGGGGGTCCGCGCTTGTCGCGGAGGGGCCATCGGCGGATGCTGGAGGTGGCTGGAATAGGAGGGCGTGATGGCTGCCCACACTTCGCACACCTCTCGTGAACCCGACGCACCCCCCGTGACCGCTCCGCACGCGGCCTACGGGTGCCACGAACCGCACGAGCACTACGCGCCGTACGTGGCCCACGGGCCGATCGAGCTCCCCGCACCGCACGTCCCCTACCTGGTGCGGCGCATCGCACGGCCCGTCAACACCCGGCTCGACGAGCACCTGCCCACCGACCACAAGCTCAGTAAGGTGTACCGGGTGGGCGCGGGCCTGATGGGGCTACTGCTGGTCGCCTTCGGGATCCTGGGCCTCATCGACCGGATCGGGTTCTTCGACACCGGTGGCGCCACTGTGATGGCGCTGAACACCAACGGCGCGCTGAGCGTCCTGTCGATCTGCATCGGGCTGCTGCTCTTCGTGGGGATGGTGATCGGCGGGAACTTCGCCTCCACCCTCAACATCGTGCTGGGGCTGGCCTTCATCGCCAGCGGGTTCGTGAATCTGGCCCTGCTGGACACCGGGCTGAACTTCCTGGCCTTCAAGATCCAGAACGTGCTGTTCAGCTTCGTCGTCGGCGTGATGCTGATGTGGTTCGGGATGTACGGGCGGGTGGGCAGCGCGCTGCCGCACGACAATCCGTACTGGCGGGCCCGCCACCCCGAGCAGGCCGCACGGGAGGACCGGGCCGCGGCAGCCGCCGGCAGGCTCAGCCACGGCTTCTAGGTTTCTGGGCTTCTGGGCTTCTGGGCTTCTGGGCCGCCGCCGCCCCTGTGGGTAGCCTGGGGCCATGCCTCGTTACGAATTCCGCTGCCGGACCTGCGAAGACACCTTCGAGGTCAGCCGGCCCATGGCCGAGTCCTCCGCGCCCGCCGACTGCCCGGCCGGGCACGCCGACACCGTGAAGCTGCTCTCCGCCGTCGCCGTGGGCGGGACCAGCAGCGCCCCCGCCCCGTCCGGCGGGGGCTGCTGCGGTGGCGGAGGCTGCTGCTGA